CGCTGATAAATACCGAATGTCGGCACGAGATCGTCAAGCGGGCTTTTCTTTTCAGTTGCCTGTGCGGGCTGCGCGTCAGCGACATTCGCAAATTGAGGTGGTGCGACCTGCAACGGAGCGGTGGGCGTGTCCGCATCGAAATCACGATGCAGAAGACCAAAGAACCGCTTTACCTGCCGATTTCGGACGAGGCTTTGAAATGGCTACCGGAGCGCGGCGAGGCGAACGACAGCGATTTTATCTTTCCACTGACGCACGAGGGGACGGTGAACGACACGTTGCAACACTGGGCGAAAGTCGCCGGAATAACCAAACACATCTCGTTTCACGTCGCTCGTCATACCCATGCCACGATGATGCTGACTTTGGGAGCCGATTTATATACCGTCAGCAAGTTGCTCGGCCATAAGAATATCGCCACGACGCAGATTTACGCCAAAATTGTGGACAAGAAGAAAGAGGAGGCCATCGGGTTGATTCCGAATCTGACTGACTGAAGCGAAGACCAAACGTGCGAACGACGATTCGCACGTTTTTCTTTTTCAACCGTTTTTCGTATCTTCGTAATGTATGACAGGAACAAATACGGATTATGGAAGGCATGGAGTTGAAACCTCAGTTCGACGAGCTGCAAAAAATATTCGATCGTTGTATCAAACACGCTTGCCGGGTATTGGAGGAGCGTATTGCGACGAAAACCACCCGATTCGCCCCCGACCAGCGGCAAGAGCAGGAACGGCTGGAGTATAACCGGATTGCCGACGAGCTGGCCGAGTTGTATCTACATCACTCTGTATTGTCCGACCTCCGGTTCTGTTACTCCGATCCTGCATTTCTTTGGGAGGGCGGATTCTTCGAGGCGCTGCATGCCGATGAAAAGAAAAAGTATCTTGCATTCTCCGCACCCTCGTTCGACTACTCCCGATACGAGCGGGATAACACGACCTATGATGCCGAACTTCCTTATTTTTCTGCTGTCGTAAACATTGTCGTCCGAGAACGTTATGCCGCTTACTTGCGGCAAAGGGAAATATCCATATCGGAATCTTCGCAGAAGTCGGCTTCTATTGCTGCGCCGCCCATTGCGGAAACGGAGAATCCGTTCGATTCGATACTGACCGACGAGCAGATCGCCCACCTCGCTGCGGCCATCAACGACGTCAAGATGTTCAACGTATCGTTGTCGGCGGACGAGTTGAAAGCCATTTTTGCCTGCAAACCCGAAGCGATCGTGCGGTCGAACAACAACCGCCTCGTCGCCTTCTTTTTCTCGGGATTGAGCAGCCGCGGATTGATAACCCCCAACTGGCAATCTGTCATCGCCAATCACAAACTTTTCCTCTCGAAAGATACATCACGCGATAAATACATCAATCAAAGCGACTTATCTACAGCGACCAACTACATCCGCGACGTTGGTGTAGAGGGAAAATACGCAACCCTTGAAAAGTATCTCATGCAAGTGAAAAGACTTTAAGAACAGGTTGAGACCTCAAAGATAGGTCAATCTTCTATCAAGCTTATCCTCAATATATTTGCCCCGTAACGGTTACAAGACACGGAGGGCATGCACTCCATTTGTTTTATTTAAAATCCATCGAATTATGGAGAAAAGTATTGAGATGCGAGTTGCAGAACTCGAAAAGCAGGTGTTTCACACCAAAAACGTGTTGAGCTTCGAGGAGGCCAGCCGTTTTCTGAACCTCTCGAAAAGCTACCTCTACAAATTGACGTCGGGCAATCTGATTCCGCACTACAAGCCGCAGGGTAAGATGCTCTATTTCGAGCGCGCGGAGCTGGAGGCATGGTTGCGTCGCAATCCTATCAAGACGCAGGCACAGATCGAAGCCGAAGCACAGCAATACCTGCTCGGCCGCTCCTCGAAGAAGAAGTAGCGATGAATGCGCAGCGTGATTCCGATTCGGTTCCGGCTTCTTCATGGCGTTCGGCCCGTCTGTTCGTTACGGACGAGTTCACGGCTCCTCCCGTGATTCTGCGGGTCGATGATTCGGTTATCGGGACTTTGGGGAATTTCAGCGCTTCTACCGGTAAGGCAAAGAGCAAGAAGACGTTCAACGTCTGCGCAATCGTGGCGGCAGCTATGATGGGCGGCACGGTGTTGAACTATTCGGCCTCTTTGCCGCCGGAGAGGCGGCGCATCCTCTACGTCGATACGGAGCAGAGCCGCTTCCATTGCAAGCGGGTGTTGTGCCGGATTCTGCGGCTGGCGGGATTGCCGACCGATACGCATCCGCCGTTGTTGGAGTTCTTGTGCCTGCGCGGTTATGCCACCAAAGAGCGGCTGCGGAAGATCGAGGAGGCGATCTACGACCTCGACGACCTCGGACTGGTCGTTATCGACGGCATCCGCGATCTGGCGCACGACATCAACAGCCCGGGCGAGGCGACCGACCTCATCACGAAGCTGATGCAATGGACGGACGAGCGGCGCATCCACATCCATACGGTGCTGCATCTGAACAAGGGCGACGACAACACGCGCGGGCATCTGGGTACGGAGTTGAACAACAAGGCAGAAACCGTCTTGCAAATCACCAAAGACGACTTCGACCGCGATATAAGTTCCGTTGCGGCGATGCACATCCGTGACCGGGATTTCGAGCCGTTCGCCTTTCGCATCAACGCCGATGCCTTGCCCGAGCTGGTCGAGGACTACCAACCTCGGCAGACTACCGCCACCAAGAGTTTCGACTATGCCGAGGTCTGCGAGGCCAAACACCGCGAGGCACTGGAACTGTTATTCTCCGAAGCTGACAGGGTTTCCTATTCGTCGCTTATCGGACGGTTGCAGAGCAGCTATGCCTCGATTGGCCATTCGTTTGGCATCAACAAGGCCAAGCAGCTCAAAGTCTTTTTGGAGAACAAACGGATGATCGTCAAGGAGGATAAGTTCTACCGCTACAATCCCGATTTCCATTATTGACCCTTGCGGGCGGTTTAGTCCGGAACGGGGGTATATATTATTAAACCATTCTAAACCAGTACAGCGGGTTAAACTCCGAACCGTACCGATAAACCGAGTGAAAGAAAAACAGTTTATGGATGCAAAAGCAATCAATAAGTTCCCGATACGGGAGTACCTTGCAGCACGGGGCATCCGTCCGGTGAAAGACAGAGGTTATTACGGCTTGTATCATTCGCCGCTGCGCGAAGATCGTACACCCAGCATGAAAGTAGATTACGACAAGAACCTGTGGATCGACTACGGTGCAGGCGAGGGTGGCACGCTGATCGACCTCATGATGCGCATGGAGCGGTGCGATGCAGGAGAGGCCATGCGGCGGCTGGAGCAGAAGATTTCCGGAACGCCCGCTTTTTCTTTTCACGGGAATCACAACCCCGTGCCGCCGCACCGCGAATCGGCCATCACGATAGAGCAAGTCCGCCCGTTGGAAAACCCCGCCTTGCTCGCTTACATAAAAGAACGGGGCATCAACCTCAATACAGCGCGGGAACATTGTTCGGAGGTGCATTATCGCGTAGCGGACAAATTCTATTTCGCCGTCGGATTCCGAAACGATGCCGGAGGCTGGGAGTTGCGCAACCGCTATTTCAAGGGCTGCACGTCGAAAGCTCCGACTACCCGACGCGGCGATTATCCGACGTGCCTCGTATTCGAGGGATTTATGGACTACCTTTCGTTTCTGACGCTCAAGCGCAATCCGAATCCGCCGCACAATATCGTCGTGCTGAACTCGGTAACGAACCTTGCCAAAGCCGTTCCGTTCATCGCGTCGCACGAACGGGTGTATACTTACCTCGACAACGACGAGGCGGGGCGAAAGGCGACCGCTGAGTTGAAAGCCGCCTGCCGCAATCTCTCAGACCAATCCGTTCACTATCGGCCGCACAACGATCTGAACGACTACCTGCGCAGTTGTCGTCCCGTGAAAGAACACAGGCGGTCGTGCGGCCGCAAGTTGTAATGTCGCCCACCATTCGGCCACTTCGCGCCCGCGGCTTTTCCTCCGCAGAAAAGCCATAGCCTATTAGGGCTTTTTCCGAGCCGCAACACTTCGTGTCGCTGAAAAAGCCCCAATAGGCCAAAGGGCGACCCTTTGGAAACCCCTTGCGACCGTTCCGGTCGCCGACCGCACGCACTGCGGTCGAAAACCCGACAACCGAAATCATCAACCGCAAAATTATTACTGAATCATGGGATACGTCGTATTGCATTTGGATAAGTCGCCGGACAACGAAGTACCGATGACCGCTCATATCGCACGCACCAAAATGCCGCCCAATGCCATGCCGGAACTGACCTACCTGAATGAAGAACTTGTCGAATTTCCGGAGGGCGTCGCCGACCGAACGGAAGCAATCAACCATCGGCTCGAACATGCCGGACTGACCCGTAAAATCGGGACGAATCAAGTGCGGGTAATTCGTGTCATGCTGACCGGCACACAAGAGGATATGCTGCGTATCGTTCAAGAGGGACGCCTGAAAGCGTGGTGTACCGATAACCTTGCATGGTTGCGAAAAACTTTCGGAGCCGAAAATGTCGTTTCGGCAGTATTGCACATGGATGAAGCGACACCGCATATCCACGCAGCTGTCGTCCCTATCGTAACTGGCGAACGTCGTAAAGTCCGAAAGGAGAAAACTGACGAAACAGGCAAGCGGAAATACCGCACGAAATCTACGGCCCGACCTCGGCTATGCGCTGACGATGTAATGTCGCGTATCAAGCTGAAAGAGTACCAAGACACCTATGCCGCAGCAATGGCCAAATACGGACTGCAAAGAGGTATCGACGGCTCGAACGCCCGACACGTTACAACACAGGAATTTTACCGCAACGCCATTGCCCGACAGCAGAATTTGCAGGACAATATCGGCGAACTACTCCGCATTGAGGAGGAGAAGCTCAAAGCCGTCGAACATGCCACAAAGCAGGAACAGACGGCACGTGCAGAATTGCATCGAACCGCGGCCGAACTGGCTGCGGTAAAAGGCGAGTTGAAGACCGAGAAACTGAAAAACTCCGCCGCCGAGGTCGGCACGACCATCCTCGACGGTATCGGGTCGATGATCGGAACGTCGAAAGTCAAACGGCAGGGGCAGGAAATCGGAGTTCTGCGACAAGAGGTCGCCGCACGCGATGAAACGATCGAAATCCTGCAAACGAAGATTCAGACCATGCAAAGCGAACATAGTCGAGAACTGACGACAATGCAGGCGCGACATACCACCGAAAAGGCGAACCTGACGAATCGACACGAAAAAGAAATGTCGCTATTGAAAGCAATCATCTCGAAAGCGACAACGTGGTTTCCCTATTTCCGTGAGATGATCCGAATGGAGAGTGTTTGCCGAACGGTCGGTTTCGACGATGAACAGACCGCGATGCTTATTAAAGGTAAACCGCTTGAATATAGCGGCAAACTATACTCCGAAGAGCACAACTGCAAATTCACGGTCGAACGAGTAACGGCGCAAATAACTCCCGACCTGACCGACAAACGAAAATTGCAACTAACCATCAGCAAAATACCAGTTAAGGAGTGGTGCAGGGAGAAGTTCGAGAAAGCACGGCACTTTTTCTCTCAAGAGCCACGACAATCCAAAGGCTTTAAACGATAAATATAAGTCTCGATAATTCATAGATTATCGGGACTTATTTATTTTCGGTTTTTGCCAATAGCCTTATCTATAACTTTTTTGAATTTTTCTAAACTATAATCATCGCCGTCATCCAATATAAAACAGCCATTGACATATTCCATATTTTCATCTACGATAATCAAAACATCACTGATCTGTTGCATACCAAGTCGATTCGCGCACCGAAATCTATGGTAGATATTCCATCCGCAAAATTGGTGTTCACTCACTACATTTGCATGGTCTTGAATCTCGTTCATTTTAACCTTGACCTCCTCGTCCAATTCTTTGAGTTGATTAGCGTAATCATCCATTTCTTCTTTGGCCTGCCGATATTCTTCTCTGGCATAGCTACTCCATCCTCTCGAATCGCTCCAAATGGCAGCCGATGATTTTGCGGAATTGTATTGACGTTGCAGTCGTTCTTTTTTCTCTTCCGCATTTAGCTCGATCAAATCATGAGCGGCTCTAATCACAGCTAAATCCGTATAAATAGAAGTATATGCGCTGTCTATATGTGTTTCAATGGGTTCATAACTATCCGCATCGTAAAGACGTTTCATCATTTCCGACTTGGCAATCTCTGCTCCTCTTTGTTCTCTCGTCTGCACACAACCGAACAAAAATGGGACAATACTTAAAATTAAGAAAATCTGTTTCATAGTGGCTTTTATGTTTGTTTTATAGATTTATCTGTAATGATAATGAATGCCCACTCGTTCTTTGCCATCTTTTTCATAAGTATATACATCGTCAATAATGACGGAACCACGACGATACAAATCGTATATCTCCGGAAAATTCGTTTTGATTAATTCGATGCGTTCTCCATAATCTCGAACATAAGTTCTTTTTACGACGCTACACGAGGTTAGCATGATGATAACCGACAGCAAGAGAATCAACCTTCTCATAATAAAAATTGTTTTCATCCTCCAGCTGCCACAAGGATATTAATAGTAACACGAAGCGTGGAACTGCAATGCCACGTCTTAACTTGAAGGTCGTAGGAAACCCATAGATGCAGATGTAGTGATAGCAGCCCACGCTATACGCGTGAGAACCACTATGCCATCCTTGCATCTAATTGAAAATTTCCTACGTTTTCAAGTTACAAGATGAGCATAACGCTTCTTCTCAATATGTCTGGAACGAGCGAACTCTATCCAAATACAAAAATACGCAATTTTCTTGAGTTTAATATTAACCACTGAAAATTATGAAAGAATTTTATGGCAACCTAATTCAAAATTTGTAATTTTGATACAGCTAAAAAATTGATAAATAATGAAACTTAAAAGTGCAGTAATAAAGAATTATAGAGGCATCAAAGAAGAGACATTGGTTTCATTTCAGGATTTCAATTGTATTGTGGGTAAAAATGATGTGGGGAAATCTACTTTATTGAAAGCAATAGATGCATTCCTTAATGAAAATAATCCTAATATAGAGGATAAAAACGTATATAGTGATTCCAATTTTATCGAAATAAACTTAATTTTTGATTCTGCGTCAAGTCCAATTATTTTGGATGATACTATTCCGGTATCACTTTTTGATGAAGAATTAGTTGATGAAAATGGATTAATCTCAGTTAAAAAGGTCTGGGATGTATCCCAAAAAACGATTAAACCTAAAATCTTTTTATGTCGCAAGATATATGATGCAGATGACTTTGTTATGTTGAGTGAAAAAGAGTTACGTACTCTTTGTGCAAAGTTTCATATAGAAACGGCAAAAGCAAACGGAGAAGAATATAACAATAAAGAAAAGCGGGAGAAATTGCGTGCATATCATCATGAAGCAGGCACGTCTTTCCATTTCGATTTTGAAGAAATGCCTGCTACGGGTACAACTCGTCCTAAAAAAATAATAGAAGCATTAAAAGGTATTTTACCGACCTTTGAATACTTTAGAGCTGACAGATCACTTTCAGATAGTGATACCTCTGTCCAAAAATATTTTAAGGATCAGGCTTATAAATTATTGAAATCAGAGATTTCGACAGATGAAGTTGAAGATTCGATTAGGCATCATATTGAAGAGGCATTAGGCAAAATTACACAAAAAATCAATCAAGTAGTTCCAGAAGATGAACAAGTTGAAGCTCAAGTGGAGTTTGATTGGTCGAAATTAATATCTACATCATTTCGTTGTAAAAAAGATGAGGCTAATATTCCTCTAACATCCAGAGGGGATGGTTTCAGACGGATTACAATGATGTCTTATTTTGAGATGTTAGCCGAAGAAAAACACTCTGGGAGGGATATGTTATTTGGGTTTGAAGAACCTGAAACTTTTTTACATCCCGAAACACAGCAGCAATTATATTCAAAATTAATCGGGATGAAAGATAATGGATACCAAATATTGGTAACGACACATTCCCCCAATATTGTAGCTGAAAGTAATATGGATGAAATTATTTTCATTCAACGAGTAGATGGTAAGTATACAGTCCGACAATATGATAGAATTGAGATTAGCGAAATTGTAGAAGAACTAGGGATTAAGCACGATAGCCGCTTACTCCAAGCATTTGAGAAAATAAGAGGTTTCTTTTTAGTTGAAGGGCCAGATGATGTAATAGCTTTTACGCATTGTGCCGTACAATACAAGGCCAATGGACTAATTGACTCCACGTTTGAAGAGTTAGGTGTTCATGTAATGCCCATTGGAGGTTGTGACGCTATCAAACATTGGACAAATTTGCAGATTATCAATAAACTGGGTAAACCTTTTTATATAATGCTGGATTCAGATAAGACAAAGGAAGTAATGGACTCACCTAATCTGATAAAACTGAGAAAATTGGGGTATAACGATTCTAATTGTGGCGTTACAAAAAAGCGAGAGATTGAAAGTTATATTCATCCGGATTATTTCCGCAATTTAACACCTCCAATAGAAATTGAATATGGAGATTGGGATGATGTAAAAAAAATATGCGGAGAACACCCTATGTCTGGGCGATTAGGCGGGAAAGGAGTTTGCGATAGGCATTTCCTCAAACTAACATTTCCTTTATTAAGAAAATCATTTTGCCCAGACGGTGAGCATGATGAATTCCTCGACATTTATCATAAAATTCATGATATGTGCGAAGCCTGATTCCCTAATATTTACTTTTTACCAATTAGGATGTTCTTGTTATTTATTACAGGAGGTTGTGTAATTATTATAGCCATAATAGCTGTAATTGTGAAACGACTGCTTCTTACGAAGCAATTGGAACAACTTTCCGCAAAGATTGGTTGTATTCCCTCCTATGAAAATGTAATAACGAACGACGGTAGAAAAGAGGCAGTTTATGCTTGCAATGAGCGTTTTTCTGTCGATCTTATTACAGATTTAGAGACTAGCTTTGCCTCTTGTTATATAACCTTTGCACAAGAGAAGGAGTTTACGTGTTATTACGCAGATTATTACAAAGAAGCGGATGCGCTCGTCCCGCAGCTCAAGGCTTTCGGTATTGAACCGTCGGAGGCTGTCGTAAAGTTGATTCGGGATTTCAAAAATATCGGCAAGCTCGTCAGATTGCATAACCAGCAAGTTATCCAAAATTCGCTCAATAGGCACAAACTCTTTTTCGATCATTGTTTGAAATATCCGTTGGACGAACAACAACGGCGGTCCATTGTATCGGAAGAGGATAATTGTCTGGTCGTAAGCAGTGCCGGAAGCGGCAAAACATCCTCCATTGTCGGAAAGGTCAAATACCTAATTGAAATAAAGAAAGTCGATCCGACACGGATTCTTCTTATCAGCTATACGAACAAGGCTGCTGCCGAGCTGACCGAACGAATGGGAATAGAGGGCTTGCGTGGCTATACTTTCCATAAGTTGGCCCTTGATCTAATAGGGCAGCAAACAGGTAATAAACCTTCGATCTGCGACAATACGGATGCGTTGTTCGTGAAAATATACCGCGAATTGCTGGCCGATTCGCGATTCCGTAAACATGCGGTCGAGTATTTCGTCGATTATCAAGCAAACGAGGCAGATTGGGAAAGACGGAAAGATGAAAGACGCCAGCAGCTATCCGAGCAAAAGGATATGCGGCTGAAAGCCCTGCTCCCGGATATGGACGGCAAGCAGATTTACGTGCGGAGCGAGCAAGAACAAAAAATCTGTTTCGTCTTATCGTCCCTCGGCGTGCAGTTCAGATATGAGGAGCCTTACGAATATCCGGTAGCGGACGCGATGCACTCCCAATACAAGCCGGATTTTTCGATTCACTTCAAATGCAATGGTAAACCGCAGCGTCTCTATCTGGAGCATTTCGGGGTAGATGAACACGGCCTCGTACCCGCATGGTTCGCCAAAGATCGGAATATATCCTACGAGGAGGCCAATCAAAAGTACAACGACGGCATCACATGGAAGCGGGCCGCCCACGAGAAATTCGGAACAAGACTAATTACGACGTCCAGCGTGGATTTTTACTGTTCGGATATTCGTGAGACGCTCAAACAATTGTTGCTCAATGCCGGTGTTCCTTTGCAAGAACGAACAGATGTTGAGTTGTACAGCATGGTATTACCGGAGGGCAGCAAGCAGGAAAAGGCATTTATTAGATTGATCGCTACATTCGTCACCTTGCTGAAATCGAGTTGCCGATCATTGAAGGATGTCTTGAAACAGACTGACGAAGCCGATGACCGGCGTAGTGAGTTCGTAGTCAAAAACATTTTCCGTCCCGTGTATGAACGCTATGCGGAGGCTTTGCGCAGTAGCGGACAAATCGACTTTACGGATGCCATCTTGCAGGCGACCGAACTTTGCCGGGCAACGCATCCTGTATCGTATGAATATATAATTGTCGATGAATTTCAGGATATATCCGTCGACCGCTATAACTTTCTCATAGCCTTGCGCGAGGGAAATCCTCCGGCAAAACTCTATTGCGTAGGTGATGACTGGCAATCCATCTATCGTTTCTCGGGAAGCGATATGGCTCTTTTTAATGATTTCGCCCGCTTTTTCGGTCCGACCGAAATCAATAAAATTGAAACGACCTATCGTTTCGGCGAGCCGTTGGTTGGTTTGTCGGCTCGATTCATCCAACGTAATACGGCTCAAATAAAAAAGAACATTCGGCCGTTCAGCGGGCAAATGAAAACCGAACTATCGTTCCAAGCCTACGACCGAAACAGCTATTGCAATGTCATCGGACAGTTGATTGCATCCATTCCGGCCGACAAATCTGTGTTCCTGCTGGGGCGGTATTCATTCGACGATTACTACCTCTCGTTCATGTATAAAAGCGTCAAAGAGGGGAACAGATTTTACTATATCATCGGTGGCCGCAAGGTCGAATTCCTGACCGTGCACAAATCCAAAGGGCTTGAAGCCGCCTATGTGATTTTGCTCCAGTGCAACAAGGATACCTATGGTTTTCCCTCTCTCGTAAGCGATGACCCGTCTTTGCAATATGTGCTGACGGCAAGCGACCGCTTCCCTTATGGCGAGGAGCGACGGTTGTTCTATGTAGCAATCACACGGGCCAAAATTAAAACATGGGTTCTCTACGATGCCCGTTTTCCATCAGTTTTTGTGGACGAGTTTCTGCGTCCCGAAAAAGTTGCGGAGGAGAACTATGCCAAGCACCCGAATGCTAACAAGCGGTGGACGCGCAGTGCCGACCAATTTCTGCTGACGCTCCATTGTGAGGGGAAAAGCGTCCGATATATTGCGGAGAAAATGGGCCGCAGCCAGACTTCCGTCGTCATGCGACTGGGCAAATTGGAAAGTCAATAAACATATTATTAAAGATCGTATTATCTACTTTCTGCTATTCAATGAAACCAATACGATGTTAATATTATTGCTTTTTTTTCAAAGGAATTGCTGGGTTATTGACGGGTGCAGAAGTATGAAATAATCCTTTGCTTTTATGTGTAGAGTAAACGTTGCAATGATTGCTGAGACAATGGACAACGCCTCTGCTGGGATGTTTCTGAGAACCTTTCGCGGAAATAATCGCACAACTTGGAGCCAATTTATCAATTAGGCCTGATGTCAGATTATGTTTGCTCCCATGATGAGGAACTTTTATTTTACATCCCGCCAAGTTCGCATTATTAGAGATTGCATCCATGATAGCTGCTCGGTTCGCATCACCCAGCAATAAAAATTTACAGTCATCGACTGGTTTAAACAAAAGAATTATACTACCAGCATTGGTAGGCGAACAATCATCAGGCTCGTTATCAATGGATGATTTGGCTTGAAACGATGAAAAAGAACCAACATCTTCGTATAATGAATTATCCTCATCCTTTTTCTTTTTATTATTTTTAAGAATTTCTATCGCAAGAGGATAATAGAATTTTTTGGTTGGTCCAACAACCGAAAGCGGAATTTGAGGATGGCTTTTCCCTTTATATGCGGATTGAACATTTTGGCACTTATTTTGGGCTAATGACACGAGATTTGGAGATTGTGTATCTGTCGGATGAGCATAACATTCGCGACAGTGAGACAACCAATCCCGTCTCGAGTATCGTTGATAATACTCCTCTTCCGTAATTACATCATCTGGCGTGTTGAGCCAAAATTCATTAATTGTTATATTTCGATCATTTAACAATCCGAAGAATCCGCCTTTATGATCCGAATCCGGATGAGTGCATATTGCTAAATCAATAGTATAAGTATTCCAGTGATTCCAAATATAATTTTTGATTTTGGCTGAATCCTCAACATTTCCAGCATCTATTAATACAATATATTGCTTCCGACCATCATCATATCGTATGATGATGGAATCTGCATCTGAAACGTCGAGATAATGAACTTCGTAATTCGGCATATTAAGTATATTTATTATCGGTTATTTAATCGAGATACACGCGATGTAATATAAGAAACCTGTTTCTTATAGGAACAAAGGAATAACAGAACACCTAAGCCTAAAATAACCCAACAGACATTATCTGTTACAAAATCCTTAACACTCGAACAAAGGAATATTAACTTAAGAATAAGAACGATGGCGAATACAGATATATAGCTTCTGTATTCATTGTTCATTCGGCTTAACTGAGTAAGTTTCCCTGATGTATCCTTCAGTTCTGCATCTGTAAAATCTGCATGCGACACACAGTTCACTATTTTGAGCTTTTTCATTAAAGGTTCAAATATCAAAGAACTTATTCGCGAGTTTATTATTCCGAGAAAATAGAGGATAACGGCAAGTATCCATATATTATCTGTAAGAGAGAATATATCGCAATCTTCCACACAGAATTTTAGTAAAGCAGCCAGCACTGTACCGGGAATTAAATTCGTGAGCAAGTTATAAACAGGGATCGATGATATGATTTTTTCCATTTATACGTATGTTTTATGGGTTTCCTTGCTTTCTAAATGTGCTTAAAACGAGTTTGTGTGTAACTTACAGATGCAATCGTTGATACAAAGTTAGTTTATTATTTCCATTGTTTGATAATTCGATAAAACTTTTTGTAGAGTATCCAGCATTAGCTTTCATGATTTTTATTTAACTACCAAGAGTTGTCTTCAATAAATTCATTATCTTTACATCGCTTCTTGACCTTGTTAGACCGGTTATTTCATGGTTAAATGAGCTAACAGAGTGTCTCTATGTTGAGTTTGTGTAATATAAATTATGATTGATATTGATGATTTTAAGCACGAGATAGAGTGTATTTATAAAGATGAAAAATACTCTGTCCGAGATAATGGAGCTGTTTTCCGGTATCCTCGTGATGGTAAACGGCCTCGTCAATATGATAACTTCTGGACTTTCGGGAAAACCAATGATAAACACGGATACATGGAGATTGCCTCCGTTCGTGTTCATATTATCGTAGCTACGGCCTTTCATGGCTCGAAACCGACGAAAGAACATGTTGTCGATCATATAGATACGAATCGCCGCAACAATCGCCCGGACAATCTTCGATGGGTTACCCGATTGGAAAACGCTCTCGAAAATCCGATTACACGAAAACGTATCATTATGCGTTGCGGCAGTATCGAAGCGTTTTTAGCCAATCCGTCTTTGTTGAGAGAAAGCGATGTTACCCCCGATTTCAGTTGGATGAGAACTGTAACGGATGCAGAAGCCCAAGTCAGCAAAGAGCGATTATTGGCATGGGCTGAAAGCGACAAGCAAGCATCCGGAGGCACTTTGGGCGAATGGGTATATGGTCGGCAGCCAATTTCGCAAAATGATGGTCAGTCATCGAATATAGACGAAATAGACAAGTTGCAATCCGATTCCTTAAATGGTTGGGGGCAAATTCCAACTCTTGCAAATGAACGTCCCGTTGAGCCGGAACAAAAAAAACGGAATATTATGCTTTCGTTAACACCCAGAGCGGCCCAAGAAATCTATTTTTATAATGATAAGCCCAATGAATACCCATGTACACCGCAAGAATACAGCGGCGATCCCTTAACTGCTTATGCAGCCAATTTGACCGAGAACGCTGTATTTTGGCGGAACAACAATGGGGATCGGGAGTATGTGGTTGCCAAGTATGGTTTTTCGGAAGATCGGAATTCTCTATATGTAATGACTAAATCCGCATACGTGTGGCGAGGCCAAGATGACGGAGATTCGATTGCTGTCCCCATAGCAAACCTCAATAAAGACGAGTTCAGTGAAGATGAGTTAAACTATCAACTCGGAGAGGTTGTGTACGAAGATAATTTATTCGTACATAAAAGGGTAGAAACCGGCTTTATGCCCAAAGAGTATTTGGAGGGGTTATTCGACGAGTGTATTGGAAAGAAAAATAAAAATATTGTCACGAATTAAAATATTTTGGATTGCCCAATTTTATCCATATTTTTGTTACTATTTTGTTACTTGCTAAGAGATTTGCATTGCATTACTTTTTGATATACAGATAAATATTGATGCTTGTAAATAATATGTGGCATAATATAGGTCTGGAAGGTTCCATGCCTAATAAAATATTTATTTCTTTTATTCAAAGGCTCTATACTGAGAACGTAAAGCCAGGAGACAAAAAAACGCCAGAACGATACATCCAAATTTTCAACGAAACCTTAAGCTCGTTTGGCTTTATACCTAAATAAATTAAAATTTATGTCATCGTTTGAAATAGTTATCAACTGTATTACGGCCCTCGGTGCGTTGGCAACCGCAGGAACCTTTATTTATATGATTAGAGGTCAAAAAGGGGCTCAAAAACAGATTGACAGTCTATCCCAAATGGTAGCATGGGAGATTTGGGTGGTGCTGTCCGATAATGCGAGGAAACAGACACCTCCTTTACGACCAGTCGGATCGAATTTACCCCAAACGGATTTCACTTGTCGCACTGCGACTTTCGGCATACCGGTTTCGTCTGTCCCGTCATACAACAATACCGAAGCGGAATGACGGAGTTTTTTCGCTAATGATTTCGAGATGAATATGGTATAAGTATTTAGAATGGTAGTAGTAATACGGTATAGCTAACGATTTCCTCGTCTTCCCATCCCCGCTTTTTCAGAGCGGATTTCAGGTTCATATAACATTTCACAAATCGAGAATATGGGCTATTTTGGTAGTGTTGACGTTCTATCTCGAATCTTTTTGCATTGACCAGATTCAGCAATTCATCATCACGACACCCCATGTGAAGTCCGTCGGTTTTGATTTGCCTGAACAGCTCGCTGATTTCCGAGAAGTTTTTCTCTATAAGAGAGACGCTATCACAGTATTCCGGATATAGTTCTCGTATAATCGGAAGGAAATTCGTAACTCCTTTCAGCTTGAGCCGGGAATTATTCTTTGCGATTTTTCGTAATTCTCGGAAAAGTTTTTCGACTTCTGTAAGCTGAATCCGCTCCCTTTTTTCAAGGTTTATGAAGAGTGTATTGGAATTACTGACACGTATGAGATTGTCTGTGATCTCATAAACAACGCCCTCTATAAGAGGACGCAGGAGGTATTCTTTCCTATCTGTTCCCATGATGTTTCCGTGTTAATCGGTCATTTGTATGAATCGGACATAGTCTTCGGTATCGTTAAAGCATTCATCGTTGATGCGCTCGGCTAATTCATCGAGCGTCAGTCGTTCGACTTCGTATTCGGTTTCGTCGTCTTCGTCTGTGGTGCTGCGAGAAGGACCGTTTCGCCAGGCTTCAAGCAGTTGTTCATCGGAAATATTGCGGTCCAGATGGCAGCAATTCCAGATGAAAGCATAGTAACGTAGCTCCTTTGATTCATCTTGATGCAGCCAATTCTCAAATGCCTTGCTGTTGTCTTTATCCGGCAGCAGATTCTGCCAGTGTTCCTCGACAAATTCCCGAATCAAATTTTCGTCGGCGTTGCTGTTTTGCCCGAGGACTTCGACCGCGTGGTCTTTCCATGTTTTCTGCTCGATGCTTAACTCGACGTACCAGTTCCAGACGGTTATAAGCCAATCTACGTTGATTTCACAAAGCTCGTGGTCTGTTTCCCGGACATCTGTATTCGGGCGCTGGAGCGTGCAAGAGCCGTCCGCGTGATAGTCGATCAGGTTATACCTGACATAGCAGGGATAGCCGTCTTCTCCTTCTTCTTCCACGAATACGATGTGAGGTAACCACCCGTCGGGACGTTCGGATATGCGGCAGAGAGAATCTATGATATTCTGCGATAATTTCCGTTCTTGTTCTTGCGGTGTCATAATTTATTGTGATATGTAAGTAGTTGGAAAATCAATATCCTCTTCGTCGAAGTCGGTCTGATTTTCTTTGTTATATTCTTCGATGACTGATACCGGAATATATATCTCGCCGTCAATGTCGAGGCTCTTATTTTCGAGGAGTTTATTCAAGGTAGCGCAATCCCCCTGAATGATTTTTTCGATGTCGTCTTTGTCTCCATGCACAGTTGCGCCCAATCGCATCCAAACCGCGCTTTCCGGTTGAGGAATTGCATCTGTTTTCGGGAGGATGTGATAATCGCCCCACAAATGGGCATCCGATACGCCTTGCACATAGGCGTTGTATTCTGCTTTGGTGGAAAATTCGATGTCCTGAACTGCACCGCCGTTGTCCATCAACCATTCGGCTGACGGGATTTGCCCGGTTTCGTTATAGTATCTGATGGCATCACCACCGAAGATGATTGTTGCTTTTGTCATTGTTCAGGGTGTTTGGATAAGTAATCTTGGATGGATTTGTAGCGATTCGGTATGGCTGCGTTTTCGTTGAATCCGTTCAGGCAATGCAGCAGTGCTTTTTCCATGCTGACATACCGACGTGAGAAAGATTGGATATTGTCCAGGCAGTAAGCCTCTATGGCATATTTGAACGGGGCAACTCGCGGTCCGTCTTCTTTGCGGAGTTCTACATACCATCTGAAATCAAGTTGCAGGCGGAAGCCGTCCGACTCTCCGTTTTTCATCAGGCGTTCTTCGTCCAAAAGCCTGCGAACATAAGCGGCATCAAGCGGGCCGTCATACTCTCTGTAACATTTAATTCGGGCAGTGTACATGGCGGCGTATTGCCGGATGTCGTCTTCGGTAAGATGATACTCTTTCGGATAGAAGTCCAACACTTCTTTTGTTGTGACGGGAATGATTCGTCCGTCTATTTCGATTTCGTAAGTCTTATTTTCCATTACATGTCTTTGTTAGTGAATTTGGGTCGTGTTCGCTGAACGACGCGCAGATCGGTATAACCGATGGCTTTCAGTTCATTGAGCAAATCTTTGTATTCGTCCTCTTGCGCAAGAGACGTATCGGCAATGACACCGGCATAGTCTGCGGCCCCATGCTGTCCAATATGCATGTAGGACGTGGTTGTGTAATTGTTTGTACACCAAGGTTTGTCAGGGAAGAGTGCGATGATATCGCCATTTTTCCATTTTCTAAAAACTACCCTCATCATTGCGGCTGCAGATTTCTGTGTTCACGATGAAGTCGCCCACGGTTTTCGTGTCTCGGTGAAGCTGGTCGAGAATGTCGTCGATATCCTCCCCGGACATCTCGCCGCCGTTTCGGTTCTCGATGTCGTAGCGAACCGTGGCGTAAACCGTCTTGACGTTGGTTGCCCGAGAATCGTTGTCATTCCCAGCGATGCCACCGGGAGACGTGATGTCGAATTTCATCAGTTGGGCAAGGCGGTTGTATTCCTCATCGTAGAACCGGTTGTATTCGTTCTGATACTCTTCCTTGTAACAGGTTCCGCTGTCAGGATCGTCAGGGTCTTCCGGTTCGACAAAGGCATCGAAAGGCTGTTTATGCTTGTCAACCAATCGGGCAACGGCCAAATCGCTGGCAATTTCCATAATAGACGAATTGATTTTGTCTTTGTTCTCTTTGTAATACTGGTGTAAGTCCATATCGTTGTTTTTTAGAATTGTATTTAACGGGGAATCGGTTTTATTCCAAGTGCGAAGGCTAGAAAAGCAAGTATCCCTGCGTAGTGCTCGGGGAGAATTTCGAGCTCACGTGTAATGGAACCTTCATGGTCATTGATACCACCGGCTTTTAATCGCCCTGCTTCGTCGAGATAAACGTTGGTAATATTGATATCCCGGGCGCCGCGTCTTCCATAGAAAATCATTGTTACGGGATAATCGCCACCTCCGTATTCGTCGGTAACGGGATATGATGTTATACTCCCGCCATGTCGGGTAAGCAGACGCTCGATGAGCAGTTTCATCTGCTGTTGCAGTTCCTTTTGATACTCTTGCAATTTTCGGTAATCTTGTGCATCCTGCTCATCGTTGTCGGGATAGTCTCGCCGCATATAAGCGGTTATTGCGGCCTCTGCCGATCCGTAATCGTGAATCTCTCCGCCCGGGATGATAAAGCTATTCAGCATCTCGGCTTCCGACGCATCCTTGTGTTGTCGGTACACCCTGCAAAAGATATCGTCCACATGATCGACATGTGTATTGCCTGTCGATGTGTACTCGATAGTATAGTCTTTGTATTTCATAATTTGACGATGTATTTTTCTGTTAACTCTGCACGTAGTTTCCGGTTGCCCTGTGCAATGCGGGCGATGAGTTTCTGAATGCGTTTGTTTGCCAGTTCGGCTACCTTTTGCGGTGTCGGCTGGGGCATTGCGAATTTCCGGCAGGTCGCCGAACAGTATTTCTGTCGGGCACGAAGCGGTTTTCCACAGGCCGGACAGCGGCGGTTGCCATCCTTTTCGAGAATTCCCAATACACCGGCATGGAGACCTTGCCACCATTCCAGGCGGTCTATTTCGTAAGCCTGAAGTGTTACGTTATTGGAGAAGTCTCGGGCTTCCAATTCGACAGAGATTTCGGAGTCCTCCACGATGATTTTGATGGCCGGATCGTCGTAAGGAGTTCCGTCGTCATCGAACCAGATGATGAAGGTCGGATCATACTGTTCGGTGTAATCACCCAACGAAAGTTCTGTCAAACCATTGTTTTTTAGAATGGCCACAATGGCGGCCATGATATTGCTGATGTTGTCCATAAACGGGTTTTATTAAGATTAGCTGATATGTTGAAGAGACAGGCGTTACCCATCTCTTGATTTTTCAAAAAAAGTGGAACTGCCGGGACTCACGTCAGGACAGCTCCGGTTATCATTATGGCGAATGATGTATCAATAATTGAGTTGGATGGTTCCGTAAACTCCGGCAATCTCTTCCTGTCGGATTCCCAGATAGACCATTGTTACTTGTGGCGAGGAATGCTTGAGAATCATCGACAGCAGGATTAGGACCTCGGTTGCGCGCCCCATCGATTCGTAAACGTAGCGACCGAAAGTCTTGCGGAAGGTGTGGCTGGAGAATCGTTTGATCGGCAGCCGATATTTCACCCGCAGATATTTCAGCGTGTCGTTGATGTACTGTGAAATATAGGGCTTCTTCGTTTTGGGGTTGCAGATGACCGGCAACCGTTTATCCGGCGAACCGAGCTGTTTATATAGCGACATGATTCGCCGCTGTACGTTTTCGTTGAACGGAATCTGGCGCGTCTTGCCGGTTTTTTGTTCGATTTTATAAAGTGCATCTCTTTCGAGTACGTCTTTCCATGTCATGGAAAGAACATCTGACACACGGCAGGCGGTACAGAAAGAGATGCAGCAGTAGAGTTCCCAGAGGTAGTTGCCGTCCTCGTGAAGGCTGGAAAGCAGTTGGATGAAATCCTTGAATCCCAGCGGCTCGGCGGTGGTGATTTGACCTTTGACTGACATAGGCAGATAGGATTTACGTTTATGATACGGCATCATGTGCCTGTTTGGGTGGTCGGGGGTTCATGAAAGAGAGACATGACTTTCGCCCACGTTTCCCGCGTCCGGAAATAGTCGTCGTAGCCTTCCTGATTGATGAAGAAAACGTAAGGCGGAATGTCGGACTGCTTGAAGAGGTTGTACTCTTTTTGGTCGAGTTTGCGGACCGTGGGAAGTCCCGTTCTGCATAGGGCTTCATTGACAATCCATGCTCCCCGGAAGTTATCCATCCGGAGTGAGTCGATGCAGACCACCTCGCCCACACAGCCATTTATCAGGAAATTGCATACGCACATCAGGCAGCAGGTGTAGTCGATGTCCCATGCGACCAGATCGCTTTGCGGTCGGTCGGCCTTGGCCGCCAACAGCGTCCGACCACTGCCAGTTCCTGCTGAGCATTTCCGACTGTCCGGACAACTTCTTCGACAGCCTGTATTCCGGTTTCGGCATCGAACGGGTCCAGGTCTCCCGGCCTATCAATTCCGATATCGCCGGAAGGGGCAAGGTGTCTGAAATTATCATCTCGTCCGCGTCCGGATATGACAGGGTACGGCATACGGTTTCGTACACCCTGAAAATTCCGGAGATTGAACGCTGGTTCGTCTCCCCGGATATTTTCTAAGAGACGTCCTCGTCATTGAGCCCGCAGATTTCCGTCTCGATTGCATAATCTTCGTATTGCTTGAATTCGTAGTCTATCTCACTGACGATATCTTCAACATCTTCGTCCGTTATTTCCTCGACTTTCGGGTTGTCGATGTCGAGACGTACGGTCAGATAAATGGTTCTTGTTGCCATATTTACATTTTTAGGTATAACATTGCCAGTCTATGACAGACCGACGGTATATTTCTCTATCAACCGCTTTCGGTATGCCTTGTCCTTTCCGGCAGCCAATCCTGCCAGTTCGCGGATATTTCGGTTGGTTTTCTTCACGACCCGTTCCTCCGTCAGTTCGGGCATCATGATTTTGCGGCATTCGGCGCAGCAATACTTCCTGTTCCCTTTGAGCGGTTTGCCGCAAACAGGGCAGCGACGACGGCCGTCACGTTCGAGGACTTCCAGCATGTTGGCGCGTATGCCTTCCCACCACTCGATACGGTCGATATCGTAGTCGCAGACGGTTATCGTGCTGCCGAAGCCGCGGGCCTCGACTTCAACGGAAATACCCATATCCTCGAGGCAAACCTTCGATACAGGGTCGTCGTTAGGCTCACAATGTCTGTCGTACCAGATGATGTAGGTGGGATCTTCCAGCTCGTCCGGCTCTCCCAGAGATAGTTCCGTAAGGCCGTTGTTCACAAGGATGTTGCGGACGTCGGCCTGCAAATCTTCAATTCTCTTCATAAATCTTTACTTCTTTATATTTGTCTTCGGGATAGTTTCATTTCTCCAGCGGGGTGAAGGAGACGGTCAGTATCACTTTCTCATCTCCCAGATTGAATACTTTCAGGCTATTGCCCTGAATGATCCTTTTCAGTATGCTGCCCCGATATCGGGAATTGTGCACTTTGAAGTGAAAGTCGTCAATGAATGAACCGATGCAGTGAAGGATGCGGGCGAACTCTTCTTCGCCGTACCGTTCCGTTTCAGGAAAGACGCCTTTCAGATGCGCCCGCAGGCTCAGTATGTAGTTCGGGGTCTTACCCGTGATTTTACCCGAGTATGTAATTCTGTATTTCTTATCCATGATGTGCCGTGCTTCATTTAGTCGTTATCGTCATACCAGCCCTCGATGTCATCGAAATAGCCGTTCGAGTCCCATTCTTCCATCAAGGTGGTCGGGAATGTCCATTCGAGACTGTAAAACAGATCCAGACACACCTCCTCGTTGCCCTTGCACAAGGCAAGCAGGGAGTTATGCGTGAAACAGTTCTCGTTTTGCGGGACGCGCCACTCCTCGCAGCCTTCCGCCGCGTATTCGGGCACGTAACACACCTCGTCGGGGCGGTTGAGAAAAGCATCCTCGTTCTTGTAGATGTTTCCTTCCTCGCCATATTCCAGTTCATAGAATACACCGTTCGGTGTCTCTATCCTTTTGCCGATTTCTATCATTGTCCAGTTTTTATTTTAAGATTAGCAGCGTCGGTGGTAAAAGGTGTGAAGTATTCGCCTCCTTTAAGGATAAAAAAGACCGCCGCAGCCGCAGCCACAACTGTCCGTCATCATTATGCATGTGATGAACAGGTTATATTTCGTTATTCGTCTTCGTAGTACGGTACGCCGTGCCGAACCACTGTTTTTTCCATTTCCTTCCACCAGATTTCACTATGGCGGTCATTTTCAAAATCTATGGACTCGTTTTCACCGAGCCGCAACCGGTTGCGGGTCTCCATTTCCGTTCCCCGTACGATCTGTTCCATCTGTTCGTCCGTAACATGGCAGGTGTCGAACGGAGCCGGCAGGGATTCCAAATCCCGGCGTGACAGTTCGGATTGCCCACAGGTGAAAACCTTGTCGTAGAAAGCGTCGTCTTTGGGCGGCAGTTCGGGTTCTTGTTCCGGCAGCACATCCAGATAATCCGACTCATACAGGTAGTTTTCGTCACGTCCCTGTGTCTGGCGGTTGTTCTCAAACTCCGTGAGGTCGTCAGCAGTCAGGCGGAACTCTTTTTTCTTGCGTCGCAAATACTCCATCATGTTTCCGAGGGAGGAGAACGGGGCTATAAGTTTCATCGAAGAGCGGCTGTGCCATGCGTCGCTCCGATACAGCAGGTAGACCTGCGGACGGTTCCGGGCTGCCTCTTCACGGTATTCGCCGAACTCGTGCAGGGCGTTGTCGAAACTGCCGAACGCCAGCCGGATCTTGTCCTCGATGGATATAGACTCCCTGCATTCCTCGAACCGGTGTTGCACGTACCCGAAGAAATCCGCATTGTCCAGAGCTTCCCGGACCGTGGCGTCATCGGTTGAGAGCGCAATGTCGGCACCGATGAAATCATCGGTCGAAAGCACGTGCCGCTGCTCATTGTACTCGTCTTCCGTCTGGCAGACCGCCAATCCCGGCGTTTCCGCCTCTATCTCCACGACCTTGCGCAGGGTCTCTTCGATAGCTATCCGGTATTTATTCATGCCGCTTCCTCCTTTTCCGTTACCCGTGGTGACTGTATCTCGTTTTTCAGCGCGGACAGGGAGTCTTTGATTTTAAGCTCCATACCCGGTCGTGCAGTATAGAACACCCGCTCGTCCAGCAGTTCATTGGCGTAGATGGCGACCCCGTCCACTTCCCCGACCTTCTCCACCGCGTAATATCCGTTGAACTGGTACGGTTTGAGTTCTTTCGGTACGGACGGCTTGACAAACGTGGTATCGTTGTCGGCTATGAGTTTTTCCAGCCACGTGGCATGGAATGTGCCGATGGTCCTTTCAAACAACGGAACCGGCCGGAACGCCTGCGGTGTACGACGGGTCACGACAAGTACCTGATAGGTGTTGTAGTAGGTATCCCGTTCTCCACGTATACCGATGTAGGAATTTCCGAGTTTGCAGTAGGTGTTGTTTTCGCGGAATTCCCGCAGGTGGGAGAAGGAGACTTCGCCTCCGAAGAATGCCTCTTCCAGCCCTGTTTCGTTCCGGAATTCAGAAATGAACCGCTGTGGGATATACTCGCGGTGATATTCGTTTTTCCGGTATAGCCGTTGTGCCTGCTCCAAAGATATCAGCTCCGGTCTTACGTTACTGAGATGGTGACCGCCATATTCCAGGACCTTGTACACGATTTCCCTTGTTTGCAGTTGCTTGGGCATCTGTGAAAACCAGCGGAAGGAAGTGCCGTGTGCCATACAATACTCCACGAACTCCGGCGTCCACACGGATTCCGGGAACTCGGGCGTGTCGATATTCTTGCGCACGAAGGTCTTGCAGACCTCTTCGGTGAGGAGGTGTTTGTGACCCTCTCCGAGACGGATGTTGTCCCCCTTGTCGGCCTCCAAGGCTTTGATAAGCCTTGCCGGGGTCTGAAAGGTTTCCGGCAGATATTTGAAGGCGCGGGGTTCTTTTCCGACAATCAGATCCGCCATCTTGTCGTCTATCAGCCGGAAAATGGTCTCTTTGTGTTTTTCCATAATCCCGTTACGGTCATACCGACTTTGGCAGATGGAGAGTTTGTCATGGCTTATAGCTTTCGTGATCGTGTCGTAATCATAGTGGGACGGCGGTACGAAATTGAAATCCGTTCCCGCCATCCTCAGGTAGTATTCCCTGTGTTTGTAGCGGGCCGGAACCAGCACGTCCATGTCCCCTGCTTTCAGGCCGTCAGAGAACATGTCCAGATAGAACCGGCGGTTCAGTATGGCGGCAGGAACAAAACTCAGGAAGATTTGCACCCGTTTGATGTCGTGGGTGGTCTGGTATCCTCCGTACCTGCCGTAACTGTCGTGGGTACGGGTGTAAACGGAAGAGATGCCTTTACGGACCAGTGCGGCGTTCCAGAGCGATGACGGGAACAGGTGGAGGTATTTCATTCCGGCATCTTTCCGTTCGAGCAATTTTTCCAGCATCGCGGATGAGCGGAGGTTTTCCGGGACATGGAGGATGTTGTCGGTGTCTTTTTTGACGGCGAACTCGCAGAGTTGTCTGCCGCGTAGCGACTCCGGTATGTTGGAGAGACGGAATGAGTCCCAGCAATAACTTTTTTCGTTGCGGTTGACGATGGACATGACGGTCTCTTCCGTCAGATAGCGGTGCGGAAGGCAGTCCAACAGTTTGAGATTTCCCTCTTCGACGGCTGCCCGGGCGATTTCCGGCGTCACCAAGTGTTCGGGGAGATTGGCTATGGCTGTATAGATTTCTTTTCCCATGGTCTATAATCTGTTTAACGGATGATTGATGGTTGTGATAAGCCGCTCGTTGCGGAATATGAAATACGGCTCATTGTCTTCTTTTGCTTTGGAAACGAGCATGCCCCAGTTTGAAATTTCACTTTCGGGGATTGCGTGCAATTGTCCGTCTGCGGACATGCGGATTGCCTCCAGACCGGACAAGCCATTGTCTTTGTCATTGTCCAAGGATTCCGGCAGGGACGCGGAGAGTGTCCCTGCCTTGAAATGGTGCCATTGTCCCTCTTTGAACAGAAAGCCCTCCGTTTCGAGTTTCAGCAGGTCCTCTTCCGAATCGGCGTATCTCGGCTGATGTCTGCCTTTCTTCTCCTTGTCATCGCGAATCCGTGCACGGCAGTACACTTTGTCGTAATAGTCCCGGGGCTTGCCGAAAGGAGTCGGTCTGAGCGTAACCAGATTACCAAGGTCAATCAGGGCTGAAACTCTGGACTCTTTCGGGTAGAAGTTTCTCAGAATGTGCGGCAGGTCATAATTGTAGAATTTCGGGACGGAGACATACCTGATGACACCGTCCGGCTGTTGTTGTGCGATGATAATCATATCGATAATTTTCAGTTTAACTTACTTTCTGTGCTCCCCAGCAGATGTAGAAATTACCTTTGTCGTCTTTCTCGCGTCTGAAGAGGGTCTCGATGATGTCCGGAGAGATGTCGAACTCCTCGAAGATGTCAGATTCCTCCGTTACTTTCCCGTTTTTGACGAACTCGTTCAACCTCTCCTTGGCGAGCACCAGCGCCATCAGGTTCTGCTCGATGGAATCCTCGTAGGTGATGTAATAGACATGGCGCATGCCTTCTGAGTCCAGACGGATGAAGCGGAAGTAGAACTGCTCCATGCGAGGGATGTTCCAGAGCAGGGATTCAATGATGATGTCCTCGCAACTGGGAACATTGACCGAGCTTCTCAGGCTTTGCTGCGTGCAGACCAAGATGCCGTCTTTTGTCTTTTCGAATTTGTCGAGCAGGTGCTGGCGCGTTTTGAAGCCCACATTTCCGCGAATGACGAACAGGGGCCTTTGTGGGAAACGTTCCTTGAGGAATTCCTCGTACATGGCCACCGCGTCGAGCGATGTGCAGCCGATGGCGACCTTGCCGCGCAGTTCAAAGCGCAGCTTGCGTCCGATCAGCTTGGCCTTTTCCGGATAGGGGTCGCCGTGGTAGCCGCTCATCTGATGGGGAACCGAGCAGGCTTTGATGAGAAGCTGTATCTGGCGGGCAATTTTAAGGTGGGATTCCTTATTCTTGTCCTTCATAGGGTTGAAATAGAGATGGAGGATTTCATGGAATTTCTCCATGATGGTCCGGTAAACCGCCCGTTCACCCACCCCGGGGGATACGGTGTAGTTGATGATTTCGTACTTGTCCCCGGCGAACTCCTTGAATTTCCGTGTAATGATGGTCTTGTCAATGAGTTCGGAAAGGTGGGACTGGTTGTAGATGTCCTGGTTATGCTTCTCTATCCCGAATACGGTGGCCTTGCCCGGGCAGAAGCTGGCACGGAACAGTTTTGCGCCGCCACGTGCGGGGAATGGACGGAGACAATACTCATTATATTTCTCTGCAATGTTGCGCTCCTTGTCCTCGAAATATACCCGTGAGGCGTAACAGATCATGTTTACGGAGTTGTTGTACATCAATTCGAGTTGCGAATAGAGTTCCACGATCGAGTTACGCGTTGTCGTGCCGGTGGCCAGCAGTTTGAATTCGGATCTGCGGAACAATTCCGTTGTCAGACGGGTCCGTAGGGCGTAAGGGTTAGTTATTTCGTCCGACTCGTCGAATATCAGGCATATTTTGTTGGAACGACGCTTCATGAATGTTTTGAAAGCGGCCTTCAAATCGCCCAGCATTGTCAACGACACCAGCACGAACATGCCGGGCACGACAGCTTGCAGATGTTCGGGACGGCTGACGGTGACAAAGGGTTCGCCGTGGCGTTGCAGGAAGGGTTCCCATGTCATGTGTATGGCGATTGATGGTGCCAGAATCACGGTATTTTTTGTCTGCGACTCACGGAATTTGGCGTAGTGGTATGCCACGGCTGTTTTGCCGGAGCCTTGCTGCCAGTTCAGAAGCACGTAGCGTTTTTGAAAGACCAGTCCCATGTCGTGCTGTTGCAGTGCGGTGAACCGGCACGTCTGCATATCCTTGTTCAGGAAACTTAGGGAGGCGATCCGACCGTCCAGTGCCGTATCCCGCTGCATGGCGGAGAACTTTACCGACTGGAGCTGGTAAGCCCTTCGTTTCTTTGCAATGAAGCGTTCCGCCATGGCGTATTGTTCCTGCTGGCGCGGAGTCATTTCCGGGAGTGCAGGGAGCGGTTTCTCTCCGATAAGGATGTCGTTTATGGACGAGTAGGTGTGCTCCACCCTGTCCAGCAGATGCGGGGCGTATGCCTTCAGTTTGAAGCCGTAGGAGGTCTTTACCAGCGCCACTTCCTTACGGGGAACGATATTCTGGCTGCGGATATACCGCCGCAGGATGCCCAGCACTTTATTGTAAGTCAGCCTCCGGCGTTCCCACGCTTTGTGCTCCTCCACCGTACATTTTTGGGGCGGACGCTGATTCCGGAACTTGGAGACCAACGCAATAGATTTGTCGTAATGTTTTTGCAGTGCCTTGTGGGTCTTGATCTCATAGAGGTATTTTTTCAGCCGGTACTCGAACTTGCGGTTTTCCGCCATCGTTTCTTCCGAGACTTCCTGATGTAATTGCAGTTTGATCTCCTCCCGGATGCCCCTGCCTTCCGCGATCCGCTCTTTGAGTTGTTCCATCGTGCAGAACTCTTCCGCACGGTAGGGGTGCATTTCGATGTGTTTGGATGCCCGCAGGAATGCCATGATCTTGGTGTCGAACTTCGCCACGCCTACCCGCTTGAAGGCGTCGGACGGGAGTTCTGTCTGCCCGATGAAAGAGAAATCCCGGTTTATGGCGTTGATTTTCGTCTTGTCCCAGAATTCGTCTTTCAGGAACGTGGCGGGAACAATGAGCAACAACAGTCCGGCGGGGTTCAGCATCCAGTAGGCTTTGTTGCAATAGTAGAACTGGGATGGGATGCCGTCGAAATCGAGGTTGAACGGCGGATTGCCGATCAGGATGTCGAAACGTTCCTCCGTTTCATAGGTACGGATGTCCGCGACACTGATGTGCGCATTCGGGTAGAGGAATCTGGCGACATTGACCGCGTCAGGGTCTATGTCGAAACCGTAGGCATTATACGGATTGGGCAGGAAATTGAAAAAATTTCCCATGCCGCAGCACATATCCAGAACCATATCCGTAGGTTGCGGGCAGGCGGCATCGACCATTGTCCGGCAAATCTCATGAGGCGTGAAGAACTGTCCCATTTCCTGTTCCCGTTTGGCTTCGGCGTATTCGAAATAGGAGGCAAAATCACCCTGTTTGAGTGTATGAAGTCCGCCATGGCCGGTATAGGAGTTGTATACGGTTTCGGCGGAGAATTCAGACGAGTTGGAACCGATGGCCGCCAGAATCTTTTTATTGGTCGCACGTCTGGCGGCTTGCGACATTTTCTGTGTTTGAATCCGGTACATACTGAAATCGTTTATGGGTTGTATGACAACAGTGATTCACGTATTGCCGAGGACAGGTCGAAGAAGCTTGTGCCTTGTATCTCTTCGTACTGTATTGCGAGGAAATCGGCGAAGGCGTCGCATTGAGCCTCGATCCTACGCTCCAGAGTCTCTTTCGTTTCCTTGTCTGTTGCTTTATGGTACGCTTTTACAAGGTTCTCGATGGTTTCGTCGAAATCCCCGAAGTCGTAGTTAGCGGTACGCATCTCGGATAGTAGCTCAATGGTTTCTCCATTGGGAAGCGTATAGTCTAAACGGTTCGTTTTTGCCTTTACCGCTTTGAGTTCCTTGGCGGTTGCCGCGCGGCAGAGTGGCAGACTCCCGGAGACGTTCTGCCTGTATCCTTCGACAAGCTCTCCGTTAGCTACCATCTTTCCGTAAATCTCCCTGATATAGCGCCACGCCGGAGATGAGCTCGTGGAACCGTATTTTTCGCGGAGCGTCTTGACCCGGATTTTTTCGACAAGTATCTCCAGCACCTGTTCACGGTTCTTGTACAGGTTCCGCCGTTTGGTGCGGAAGGCTTCGCAAAGGACACCTCCGATGGTCATATCATGTACCTCGTGGTAATACGCCAGCTCTTCCTCCTCCGTCAGGTCGAGGATTTCATCGTAGGTGTCGGTACGCAGATATTGGAAGGTTGTTCCTTGCGCCAGAATCTTCTCGATGCGTCCGATATACTCTTTCCTTACGGGTCCGGAGAGTTCTTGCGGGTGACAGTACAGGCATGTCTTGCCGAGATACACTTCGGGACAGTCGTTTTTGTATTTACCCTCCTTGACGCCGAACCCTTGTTCCGTGAAAAGGCGCTTCACCTCGGCGAAGAATGCTCCGGCTTTCTCTTCCGACATGCGACCTCCGTCATAACCGGATTCGATGCGGAAATATGTGTCGATATATATTGGTCTATCCATTATTTACGGTTTTCATTTGATGTATTGTAAATTAAGTATAGCCCGGAACCCGAACAGCGGTTTCCGGACATTGTTGAAAATGTTGTCAGAGATGGATGGAGCCAAACACCTTATCAATGTCCTCCTGAGCCAGTCCGATATAGCGGCGTGTCGTTTCCAGTTTGGAGTGACGGAATATCTCGTTGAGCAGGACCAGCCCCTCGGCATTGCGATTCTTCGTTTCATAAACGTAGCGCCCGAAGGTCTTGCGGAAGCTATGGGTGGAGAAGGCTTGGACGGGAATCCGGTATTTGACGCGCCACACTTTGAGCAGGCGGTTGATGTGTTCCAATGAATACGGATTGCCCGTCTTCGGGTTCATGAAAATCAGCCGGTTCATATCCGGACACCCCTGCAACTCATACAGATTGCGGATCTTCTCCCGCACGCATCGGTTGAATTTCACCCTGCGGCTCTTGCCTGTTTTCTGCTCTATCTTCACCAGCTGGCTGCGGTTGAGCACGTCTTTCCACCGCAGCGAACGCACGTCCGAGGCGCGGAATGCCGTGCAGAACGACAGCCAGCAGTAGGTAGCCCACAGATATTTACGGTCTTCTTCCAGTGCATCGATCAGCTTCCGGAAAGCATCCATCGACAGATAGTCCGCCGTTGTCAGTTGTCCTTTGATACGTGTCATAACCTATGGGGTGCACTTGGCGATAAGCTGTTTGACATTTTGGATTTTCTCTCTCAATTCCTCTTCCCGACGGAAAGACGGCGTACATTTCGTACGCCGCATTCCCGCGCCCCAGCCCGTGTTGTCGATAACTCCGTGCAGGCGCATTTTCTCTTTGTGCAGACTCTCCTCGAGCCGTTCAAGACGCTTTTCGAGCGTCGCCCGTTTGTATGTTCTTTCTGCCATAATTGCGGAGTGTTAATTGAGTTTGTCGGAAAGCAGCACCTCGGCCAACGCCCCGTTCTGGGGAATCATTGCCGGGAGGTCGGTCTTACCGGGTTTGTAGAGTTCCGTCGCAACGTTGTAGATGTCCCATGCGGTGAGCGTCTGTTTCTCCCCGGCGAGTTTGAGCAGATCCTCGGTGAAGACCGATATCTGGGACTGGTTGAGCGGATAGGTCTCCACCTGGGAGGAGAGGCGCTTGTCGGAGCTGTCATGCGAGACGCGCAACGCCGTCAGCAGACCGATGTAGGTGTACATCTCCACAGGGGTGATTACCTTCGCTTTCAGGCGGCGGATACGCTCCCTGTCCTCGTTCATCTGCACCTCGAAGTTCGACAGCCACACGTCCACACGGCCGAAGAGCTCCTCGGTGGAGACCTTCTCCTTGCCATAGTTCGACACGCTGCGCTCGGGCGAGAGGATGCACTGGTTGTGGCACACTTTAACGCACGGCCCTATCGCAGCCTGTATGCCGTCCTGGTGGAATGCCACGACCAGCGTGGTGGTCAGCTCGTCGGTCTCCCAGTTTTTGATACGGATCGTCGTGTACACCCGCCGCAGGATATGGGCCTCGACAGCCAGTGCCCCGAACTCCTGCTCCACCTGCGGCAGGACTACCACGCCCGGCTGCGCCTTGTTCTTGTTCTGGGCGGCGAAAATCTCCTCCACCTCGTAGTTCAGGTTGTACTTCTTGCAGATACCGGCCATGCGTTCTATCACTTCATAATGATAGATTCCCTTGACGGGCTTGCCGAAGATATCGTTCTCCTTGTGCGTGCGGCGGAGCGTGTCGAGCGTCATCACCTCGACATTGTTGTTCTGGAAATCGAACTGCACGGGGGCAGCCGTTGTTGCTAATGCTGTTGCCATAATGATTGATATTAAAGGGTTATGCAATGAGAAAGGCGGTGAACTGCCGTCCATCGCCTTTCCGGAATTCTCATCTTGTGGTTTCAGGCAGGTAACGCCTGCATATATAGTCCGTGATACTCGGATAGAAGGGATTGCCACATGTGCCGTACGGTCCGAAACGAGCCAGATAGCTGAAATAGAAATCTACCGGGCGGCGGCTGTCGGTCTCAATTTTTGTCTTTAACAGACGGTAGGCATAATCATAAGTATGCTCGACCTTGACTTTGCGCCCGTTGAAATAGTAGTTTCCCTTCTCATCTGAAGAAAACGGTATCTCTTCCTTTGCCGGACGGTCGTCGGCAATCACCCGGAAGAACTCGACAAGTGAACAGCAATTCTGATATTCTATCGGAATCGCATCGCCCTTTTTCAGTTTCCCGTCGAGCTTATCGAGCAGCGCATCGATAGCTGGCGTGTAGATGTTTTCTGACTGGAAACATTTTGTATCCCGCCAATATTTCTCGAAAAGAGTGCTGATGTCGAGCAGCAGGGCGAGAGTCTCCCGGGCGGTCTGGGATTTTCCGACCAGATACGGGACGTATTCGGTCGCCAGTACGGAAAGCGAAAGGTAATCCTCCGGATTCAGGTCGCTCTTCTGGTGCAGATTATAATGCCGTTCGAGTAACCCGTCGATGTCAGTCTCCTGCAAAGTTTCGTCCGTCCATGAAAGGTTGCCTTCCGACCGGCAGGCCGGACAGCGGTCGGCGCCGTGCGGCAGAAGCATCACCTTGCCGCAATCGGAGCAAGAGACGAAATCACCATTGATCGTATACACGTCTACTGTCATTATATTCTCCATTCTTTAATCCTCCGTGTAAGACCATTCAAGGTGGCAGGCGTTACAGACCGCCACGCCCTCGTCACCCAGAATGTCAATATCGGTACCGCCGCATTCGGGGCATACCGGCGTTTCTTTCTTGTCTATCCGTCGGTCTGCCGCTTCGTCCGTCAGGAGCAGCGGCACCCAGTATGCCGATGTGCCGAAATCCTGTATCCCGTTTTCATCCTGTATGGATTCACAGCCCTCTTGTCCCATGTATTGCTGTGACTCCGGCCAGCAGACAGCGCGGTAGCACTTTCCCGGGTCGGGGGATTTCTTGAACCTCCGGATATAGTCCTGTTCGGGGACGTAACGGGCACCATTGTCCTCGCTGTCCCATGACGGATAGCCGATTTCCTCATCCTCGAAAGAGGTTGTGTCTTCCGGGAACTCGACCAGCACATAGATGTTGTCATTCCATGTCTGCCCGCATTGGTTGCAATGGTGCAATCCGGAGGTCTCGGTATGGAGATACTCGGACTTACATATTGGACAGACGGGCACTTTTTCCTTCGGAAATCCCAAAATGTCCCCGGCGATGATCTCCATGCTGCTCCAGAACAGCTGCTCGCAGTAATCATCGGCCATTTTACTGGCCAGTTCCTTCATGTCGTCATCGGAAATCTTCTCCACGTCGAACCCTGCGCCTTGCAGGTCGTCGCGATGTACGGACGTGATCGGGAAGTATCCCCCTGACAGCCGCTGTCTCAATAGTTGTTCCTGCTCCGTAAGTCTTTCTTTGGCATCGAAATATGCCTTGATGTCATCTAAAAGTGTTTGTATCATATTTTACTTTTTTGGTTATAAATCAGATATCTTTTCTTGGTAGAAACTATCGATGGCAAGGAGGTAATCTTCTTCGGCCCAGTCCGTACCAGCATGTGTCGTTTCGAATTCCCCTGCCCATCGAATAATTTCCGACACCACGGCACGGGAATCCCTTTCGTCCCAGAGTTTGTCCGCCCCGGCATTGTAGGCAAGGTCCACAACCGCTTCTAACAGTTTGCGGTTGCCGTTGCACTCCCTGCCGAGGGACGAGAGCCATAGCCTCACATCTGCGGCATCCTCCGCGACGGTCTCGTTGTGCAGGCATGTACATTGTCCCTCGCCGTCGTGGCACACCAGTACGGGACGACCTGTATCCGGACAGACGCGCACCAGTACCTCGCCGGGTTGTAACCATTCTGCATCTCCGTCCCTGCGGATATGCGGAACAGCATGGTCTATCCGCTCAAGCAGGCACTGTTCTTCCGCAGTTAAAGGTGTTTTCGCTCCCAGTTGCCGGCGAATATCTTTAAGCAGGTTATATAACATGGTTACTCGTCGTTATTATGCTCCTTCCAGATCACTCTTTTCTCATCGTAGCTTTTTCCGTTCCACCATTTATTGCAGGTCTCCGTAACCTTCCGAGAACGGTTCGCGGAGGAGGTTTGGGACTGAGGAAGTCCTGCGATACGCTCCATTTCCGAAGATTCAAGTCCTTCCCACCAGTTCTGCATACGTTCCTTGAACTCTTTCCGGGAGCAGAACGGGAGGTGTTCTTCACATTCGTCGCACCAGTTGTCGTCGCGGTCGATGCCCGTGGCACCGATGAATAGACGAGTGTTAGGGTCTACCCATGCCTGCGTCTGGATGTCGGTTGAACCGCACTCGTCGCATACGGTAATCCCATCGGCATCGTCCGGGATAAAACCGTATTCTTCGAGCCAGTGGACAATCTCGAACAGCCCTTCGATTTGTACATGCTCGACGGGTTCGTCGAAGTCCTCGCCGGCTTCACCGTTGAGCGTGCAGAGCAGCCTGTCGGCCTTGTCGATGAAGAATTCGTAGACGGTAGCACTTTCGTAGCCGCCGTAACCGTAAAACTCGGAATTATGGATCACCACGATCGGGGAGGTGTCATACTCCGGAAATTCTGCGTCCCTGTAATGTGCTCCGCGGTTCTGGTAGAACGTGCCGATGATGTTGTTCTCCTTTTCCACGGCGCGGCGGATCTTCTCTATAAGCGATTCCCTGATGGAGATGACACTGAGCTGCGTGTAATCCTTACGGATACGCCTGTGCACTTCCTGTTCGAAGAGGTCTCGAACAAGCTCGAACGGAGATACTCCTGCATTCCTTTCGATGCACCCCGTCTCATCGAAGCGGCACTCACGGCAGATGATATCCCTGACGCGGCGAAACTCCTTGCCGGTAAATTCGAGAAGAGCATCTTTCCCCAACGCGGTCGGGAAATAGCATCGCGGCATGTATGCCGTCATTTTTTCAAAAAGGTCATTGCTGTTTTGGAGGAATGCCTTATTGTCGGTGGTCGTTTCCTTATCTGATTTCATTTTCATTGATGGCTGTTTTTACTTCGTTCGTATATAGGGCATTGCGCCCGGTATTTGCATTCGCCACGGGCGGCATCGAGATGTGCACCGTGCCATTCGTCCCAGCCCGCCACGCCGTCCTCCGTGAGAAATACGATCAGTTTCATGCAGCAGAAGCCCCGTTCCCGGCGGTTCTCATCGTGGAGACTTACCAGTCCGTTTCCTTGCGGTCGCATAGTCATAGAACATTACAAGGAAATCGTATCCACGATGGCGCAAATCGTGTCATCTTCGAAATATCCCAGCGGAATTACCGCGCAAGGCGTGCCATCTTTCGAGAGCATGATATCCGGAATATACACAGTCTTTTCCGCGTCGAAGATAACAGGCGTGCCTGTATCATCGGTCAGGTCCCATTCTCCACCATTCCGTTCTAACTGGTCCGTGATGTAATCAAGCATTTCGGTCGCTTCGGCATTTACATCCGGTCTGATTGTTTTTTCGTTTTCCATATTTTAGTTTATTTATTTTTCTAAAACCACGATACATGGATAAAGGCATCGCTCTGGTCGCTGTCATTGATCAGGTTGTCCAGTACGGCGATGAACCCGTCCGTATCCATCCCGATTTTCTCCAGCTCGGCGTGGAAGGCTTCGGCATGCTGCCGGAAAGTGTCATCCCGCCCTGAGATATGCCGTTGCAGCCGTTGCAGTTCGGAACGTTCTATCTCAAAATCATCCGTGTAGATGTCTTCCGCCGAATTCCTGACATCGAACATCTCCAGAATGTTATAAAAGACATCCTGACCGTCACAACCGTACAATCCCGGATATCTATACTCGATTTGCCATACTTTGGCCACATGTAAAACCCTGGACATTATTTCTTCGCTTTTCGGATTTGTTCCCTCACGAGGAGGAGCAGCGCGTCGGCACCTCGGATGCTTTCCTCGTTCTCTTTCAGTTTGTAATAGTAGGTGGTCGCCTCGTTATAATCCTCCCGTGCCTTGCGCAGCCTGCATTCCTTGGCGTCGAGAACCTGTTCATACGACAGGTCGTAGCCGATGAACTCGTCCATAAAATGGGAGACAGTGCGCCCGTAGTAGTGATCCGTACGGGTTTCCACCGCTGAACGGTTAATGTCATCGCACCGCCTGCCGAGTGTCCCGAGCGCGTCACTGATATGCCGGTCGTGGTACTCGTAGCCGAAGAAACGGGCATACCATTCGTGTTCCCGCCGGTGCATCTTCCCGGCATAATATTCGTACCATCGGGCGTCGCATTTGGTGTGCCGCTGGGTAACCTTGAATATGGCGTACTCTTCACCGATCCATGTAAAACGCGAGAGTATCTCGCTCGCTTCTTCCTCATGATAGCAATCCCGCCAATTCAATTCTTCGGTCTGGCTGAGCGGGAGGAATGACTGTTTGGTAATCCACTGCCCGAAACCTTTGTGCGTAACATGCGGAAGTCCTTTTACGACCTTGCTCCATGCCTCGTTGCAGGCTTCGTCCAGCGAGGGGAAACTTTCGGGAAAACGCTCCCTGTCCGTTCCGTCGCGCAGCACCTCGTTCCAATTCTTGTCGCAGACAATGAGGGTGAGATCCTCCCTCACATGGCAGTCGCGTTCGCAATAGCCGTAGGGAGCATCGCAGAGCGTGTACCACTCCTTCGGTCCATAGCCGTCATCGCGGCCCAGACAACGCCCGGGCTTGCCCTTCTCTGTCTGTACCTCCCACACCTCCGTACAGTTTCCACGGTCGATATGGTGCAGGCGTACCCTGATTTCCCTGTTATCTCTTTTTTCTTCCATATCATTCATTTTTAGGACGGTTCTTCTTCTCTTTTTCGAGAATCCGGTAGATCTCTTCAAGGTCGTACTCGTTGTCTATCGGTTGCCCGTATTCCGCATCCACGATGACCACACCGGCGTTGGCGAGGTGGCATTCCGCTACTTTTTTGTCATAATCGCTCCATTCGGGATCGATTTCTGTTACCGTGTTAAATTCAAATCCGTATGATGTTTTCATTGTATTTTCAGTTATCGTGAGTATTTTTCTGTTCTATGCTGCCGCCCTGCTGAGTCCGTCGATGATCTGTCTGCATTCGGCTTCCATCTCTTTCAGGCTGTCCGTGCCGTAGAATCCCCAGCAGCTGTCCAGTTCTTCGGTGTCGTCATCTTCTGGCGTTATGCGGTATCCGAAGACCTCCCCGGTATAGTAGTCGTCGAGGGTCTCGATTTCGCCTTGCAGGTATCCCTCGATCCGCTTCCTGCGTTCCGCGGTGATATTCTTCCACCCGTATTCCCGGCGTACCTTGTCCAGCGGCACAGCGATGATGCCGAAGAATCCGGAATTCCACGGACAACTGAACCGCGAGGTGGATATCGTGACGCCGCTGTGGTCGTAGAGATAGACCGGCAGGGCGATATATTCCTTCAGGAACGATTCCCGGAAATCTCCGATACGTCCGTCGAAAACCTTGTCGATATCGAAGTGGTCGTCGAACTCCTTTTCCGGCCGGTAGTGACGGTGTGCCGTATAAAGCGTACCGAGATTGTCATACGCTTCACGCGGGCTTCGGGCGTCATCATCATAGTAGATGTTGATGTGGTACCCGTTATATTCGGTTTGATTATACAGGTTCATTGGCTTGGTTGTTCTGATGTTTTTATGGGTTATCCTCTTCCGGCGGGGGAAATTCTCTCGTTCGGTAAAATATCTCTCCGAGACGGTCCGCCTGTTCTGCCAGACCCCTCTTCTGAACAGCCGCCACGGCGTTGCGTGCGGCATTCTCATACATGCCCAGCAGCACCGCCTCGGGCAGACGTTTCGTACGCCATACCTCCCGTGCGGTGTCGAGCATCTCCACCTCGCAACCCAGATGGCTGGCTGTGAGGATTATGACGGCATTGCCGATGAAGTTCGGTATGCATTCTTCCTGTCTTTCGTCTTCCATTGCCGTAAACAGTTAATCCAGTTCGAACTCGTCTTCATAGACTTCGATCTCCTTTCCGCTCTCACAGATGCGTACCAGCCAGGTGTATCGGAGCCGTTCCAGTAGTTCTATACGGCGATAGCCTTTGTAGGGCACTTTCAGCGTTGCGATGTCTCCCGGTTTCATGTCAGGCGGGTATTTCAAATTGAACCTGGAAATGGAACTCGCTGATCAGAATACATATATACGGCACTGATTTCGGGTCTTCCCCATAAGGATAGAAGATGGTCCGGCAGCGAGTCAGGCACCGGATACCCTGTTTGCGTAGCCGGTGCAGCAGGTATGCCCTGCGTCGTAGTTGTTTCTTGCTCATTGTATAAAGGATTATGTCATTTTGATTAGAATAGAGGCGTGATTGCCTTCGCGGGGCATTTCTCTATCGTTTTCGATGTAGACACTTCGGGAAGGATGCTCATCTTACGTTAGCAGAGATTGAGCATCGTGTCCCGAAGTGAGCACTGATTCTTGCCGGCCCCTCACACCGTGCCGCCTGCCAGGCGGTCGGACGGAGCGTCCTACTTTTTACGCCACTCAGCCATCTTCTTCCTGATGTCGATGGCATTGTCGTCGAGCAGCTTCTTCAGCACGGCCAGCATACGCCATCCCTCGCCGTCCTTGTAGGCTTCGGCCTTTGCCGTGAGGAATGCCAGCGACTGGTACTTGTCCAGACGTTTTCCCTTGTCGTTGACGGCCGTGCAGCCGTGGAAACGGATGAGATTCTGTGCGGTATAGAACGCTCCGGCACCCTTGTAGGCATTGACCCACGCCTTGCACTGGGGCGTATCGTACGGCATCTTGACGCGTGTCCCGTTGAATTTCCTCGCGGCGCTGTGCAACTGTACGGTGTTCTTGGCTCTCCGGATACCGTACAGAGCCGCTTGCAGCGGTTGGTAAATCTTGGTCTCCATATCCTCCACAAAGACATTGCGGCTGCCGACGCGTTTGTAGGGAACGCCCTTGCATTTCTTGACTTTCATGGAATCGATACGTGCTTTGAGCCGGCACACATAGTCCTCTGCCATCGCGTATACCACCCCGGCGTTGAACCAGCGGTTGCGGTCGGCGAAGTTCTCGGGATCGCGTTCCTCCATCTTCATCTGTGCGTGCAGCTCGTCCAGCAGCATCCTCCACTGGTATTCATAGCCCAGACGGTGGATCATTTCCGTCACGCCTGTCGGCTTGCCGGAGCGGTAGTCCGTGCACGTCATCATATGGAACATCTGCGCCATAATCCAGCGGCGGAACAGGCGGCGGTTCGGGACATCGCCCTGGGCGGTGATCAACTTGAAAAGCGGGTCGTCATCATCGAGCATGGTCAGATGGCCGTCCTTGTTGGAGGCGATGCACTCGCCACCGTTGGCACCCTGCATGGCGAAAAGGTGGCTCACGTCCATACCCATGGCCCGGAGCGCCTCGATGCGTTCCTTCGCCGTTCCGGGCAGTTTCGTCCGAGGGACCTCCGTAACGGAGGCTTTCCCGCCCGTGATTGTAAGTTCTGTCCCGCACACAGGGCACGAGATGTTCTCTGATTGTTTTTTCTTCATGTTGAAATTGTTAAATGGTTCGTTGATTGATTATTCTCTGGTTCGATCCACTCACGGAGTATTACCAAATCTCTGTCTGTCCTGCTTTGCCAGAACCAGCGTCCCATCGTCTCGGGATTCCATTTGAAGCCGTGGAGTATCTGACAGAGAAGGTATAGCTCCAAGGCGACTTGCGCCTTGTCCCGACGTTCGCCGTAGAGCATGTCATCGTCATCGAGGTCTTTTTCCGGCATGGCTCTGAAATACCGGCGGGACTTGCCCTCGCTGCGCTCCGAGGGTACGGAGTGCTTGTAGCGGCAGTACAACTCTTCCACGTTCGAGAAGAACTCGTCCTCCGACGAAGGCGGTACCCCCAGTTCCCCTTCATACCGGCCGTTCTCGATGACGTACCGGCCGTCGATTTTCAGGTTCCGGCGACGGAAGTCCACCTTGAAGCCCGCACCGTTCTCAACAGCGCGGAGGGTTTCTTCGTATATGCTATTCATATTCACTATTAGGTTTCAAATGATTTGCACTCAAACCGATGGCGCATGGCTATATCGTCTCGATGAATACAGTGTGTCGGTATCCTGAAGCTGGGAGTGTCCCAGGCTCAGGATACCGTATGCACACTGTAGGTTGAACGCGGTTCCCCGTGCAATACCCGGTTGCGCTACCGTTGTTGTCGGCGGTCTCATTCAGGCCGGCACATGGCTTTAACCGTCTGATGCGAGCAGCTCTTGCTGCTGGCCCGTGACGCTCGTCCGGGTGATAGCCCGGAGGCGCGGAACTGGCCGCAGTTATAGAGCTGCACCGTTGAAATCCTGACCTTGACCGTTCCTCCCGTGCGGGGCATGGCTCTCAAAATATACCGGCACATGGCTTTACTTCTCCGATGTCTCCCGTGTGGAAGCCTCGGTGGCATCACAGAATCCCATCAGGGATGCATTGATGCGACGGAGGCTTATCAGACACGGGACGCTGAACGTAATCTCTCGAACCATGTTTCTGTGCTGAAAGAAAAAATGAAAGTTCTTATAATACCGGCACATGGCTTTATGTTTCCGATGTTGCCCGCGTGTGCGTCTTCTGCCGGAGTCCGAAGGCGATGATCCGTCGCCTTCAGACTCGGAAAGAAGATGTCTGATACGCGGGGTGCTCAAATCTATTCCTCGAACTTTCCCGATGTGCTCCGTGACGGGTGCCGGACAGGCGGCACATTCCTTTATCCATCTGATATTTACAGGTACGAACCAGAACAGGATGGGATTCACCGGTTGATAGACCGGTGAATACACGATGGTTCTGGTATGCGGACCTGTAACATTGAAATCCTGCCCCGCACGTCCGTCTGTCCGCCGTGTACCCGGCGTATGGTCTACAGCGATGCAGCCAATGTGCCGTAAGCCGCCCGGCTGGTCAGAAGGGCGTTGCGCATACAGCCGATGGTCAGGTAGCCCGGAATGTCATGTCCCGTCTTGGTGCGGTTGGTCTTCACGTGACGTCCCTGTCCCCGGACGATACAACCGTCGCTCTTCGTCTTCACATATCCCAGTCCACCCACTTTCCGCCTGCCTGTGCTTACGGCTCGGAGGCAGTCCATCACGAACTTGTTCAACTCGTCGAGGTCGCTCTTCACATTGCAGACCGGCAATACCTGCGTCGCCCAGCAGAACTCTCCCTTGTACAGGTAGCGGTTCACGGCATTCACGGCTTTTGTCAGGGTCGTATCCCTGCTGCGGACCGTACGCCGCTCGATCTCGTGCTGAAAAGTCTTGATGCGGGACGACGAGAGCGAGATCATGCCGCCCTTGATGCTGAACCCCAAAAACTTGAACCAGACATCGGCTGTCAGATATTCCACTTTCTTGGGATTGAGACTCATGGATTTCTCCGCCAGACGCCTTTGGAGCGTGTCCATCGCCTTTTCGTAATCCCCGCCGACAAAGAGCATGTCATCCGAGTAGCGGACATAGTAGCCGTCCATTTGCGAGAGTTCCTCATCGAGGTCGTATAGCAGCACGTCGGCCAGCCAACTTGCCACGGCGCAACCCTGTTTCAAGGACTGATACGTGCTTTGCAGCCTGTTGTCCTCATCGAAATAGATGTCCGAGTGGTAATACTTCCTGAGTACGTCTATCAGGGCGGAGTGACCGTGCCGGGCCTCCACCTTGTCGAACGCCTCGTCGATGAACCGTATCGGAACGCTGTCGAAGTATTTGGAAAGGTCGGACTTCCAACCCAGACAGCCGTCCCCGCCTGATTCTGTCATCCGGCGGCTGACTTCCGTAACGACCCTGCCGCATCCGATACCCGTCTGGTAGGACTTGCACGCGGGGTGCAGCATCTCCGGCATCAGCTCGAACAGGAGGTCGTTGGCGATGCTCAGCACCACGCGGTCCATCGGCTCGTTCACGTACACCGTGCGGAACTCGCCGTTCTCCTTGGGAATCCGCGCCGTGTGGGGCGGGGAAATCTCGTATCTGCCGCGGCGCATGGCATCGGCCATTGCCAGCCGGGTGCGTTCCTCCGAGAGCCGGATAAGCTGGTCCTTGCGGATATCCTTGCCGACACCTTTCTCGATGGCTTTTGTCCACCGGCCGATGTCGAAGAACATCTGTAATATCCTGTCTTTTTCATTCATGGCGCCCGGAACTTTTTTGGGAAAGGATGAAGTTCAGGATATCCATGCCGGATTCGACTTCGCATACCTGCTCGTATTCCTCGCCGGTGTAGTAACTGTGTCCCTTGACCGTGATTTTCCCGTCGACCCAGAGAGATACTTCCCTGATGACCAGTTCCACGGGGTCACGGTCCTCGACATGGATGTAGATCTGGGATTCCGGTTCATCATCGGCTCCGACGCGGAGATCGCCGCCACACTCGGAAAGCAGTTCCACGGACAGGGCGTAACATCTTTCGTTCAGGGCTTTTCCCGCCACGTGGTGGCTGTTCATCTCTTCCGCAAGTGTTCGGATGCGGTCATCGCGCTTCTGCTCGGGAACCGGCTCGAAAGTCGCCTCGAACATCCAGACGGGCATCCATTCGCGGAAGACGGAGGGAGCCAGCTGGCGTATGTAAACCTCGTCGTTCTCTTTCTCCGTCTTCGGGATATCCACTCCCAATGCCCGCGCTGCTGCGACGGTCATACGCTCGAAGCCACCGAAGCAGGAGGGTGCCGACTTCAAACGGTAGGGGCGTATATTCCCTACGGGAACACCCATCGACATAAGCAGCAATCCTTTGAAGGTGTCGGTGATGGGTGTGTCTTGCTGTCTGTTTTTGCTTTTCTTCATTTCTTCTATTGTTATTGTTTGTACATGATGAGCTCTTACGCGTCTTCCGCAAGGGCGACAAGCCGCTCTTCCGGCAGCAGGAACACCTCGTCCGTGCAGTAGTAGCAGATTCTCCAGTCTATGGCTTCCGCCTCGTCCGAAACGGGTGCCCCGTCTTTACCGATCAGAACATCTTGCAGGCTCGTTACGGAAACCAACGTGTTGTACTCATCGTTCGTACCACGGAACAGCGTCAGTTCCCGGGCGAAATATTCCTTGCCGTCCCACGTGACGATCTCGAACATTTCCTCCACATCAGGGAATAACTGACACAGTACAGGGAACAGCTTGCAGGCATTGCTGCGTAGCATCAGGGAGATACATTCCATCAGGCAGAGCCCGGTTTCTTTGAGCATAGACAGCAATACTTCCGTGCTTGCGCCGTTTGCCTGCGCCGACATCAGGGCTTTCCAGTATCCCTCCTGAAACGAATCCAGCCAGGGAACCAGTTCCGCCGCCCTGACGGGATAAGAGACCGCTATTTCTTCCGGGTTGTCCTCGTCCGAGGGAATCAGTCCTATGCCCGTATCATCCTCGACAGGCTCCTTTACCGGCAGGCAGACCTTCATTTTCCGGAACGTGTCCGTGCTCTCGTCCGCCCACAGGACAAAACCGCCGAATCTTATGTAATCATATTTGCTCATTCGTCTTGATTTTTATTGTCCGTAAGATTACCTGTTCAGATAAAGGGCAGACGGGTATCTTCCAGCATAGGAGCCAGCATTTGACACATCTCGTATGAAGCAAAGTTGCGGTCGTCGATGCAGCGCGAATCTCGCCCTGCCATGGCAAGAATGCAGGCTTTTACGGTTCTGAAAAAGGTCTGTTCCAGAGTCTTGTGGAAGAAAGGCAGAGCCTCGGTGAAACGTTCGGGTTTGAAACCGAAGTCGTTCATGGCGTATTCCAGCTGCTTGGCTGCTTTGTACTCGCGGCTCTGTTCCAGTTGCGGGGGAACATCGCCGAACTGTGCGGTCCGGAGCTGGCGTTCCAGTTCGATGACGGCCACCGAGAGCAGCAACTTGATGGCGGCGGCATTGCCGATACCGTGCTTCTGCCCGTCGGCGGTATGAAACTCGATCAGGTTCACATTGTTATTCTCTTGCAGTTCTTTGCAGCGTTCGAGCGTTTCGCTGAGCGCTTTTGTTTTTTCTTTGTCCATTTTATCTGATTTGATTGTTGTTGCATACAAGTACATTCCCGACGATGAAATCCCCCAATTCCGGATGGTAGGAGCAGAACAACCTGCTCGCTTCAAGGTTGAAGGGCAACATCATAAGTTTTCCCTCCTCGTTTACGACCATCGTCGTCTCTTCGTCCAGTTCAACCTGCTCGATGTATCCGCCGACTATCGACTGCATCTCTTCGAGCGTGAAGTCGGTGCCGTTAGCGGGGCATATTTCCCGGCGTGTCCCGTCCGTTCTGATGATTTGTGCCATTGTCATACTTATGTTCTTTACAGAGTTCGATATGATATTTTCTTTCGACAAGGAGCCGTTCGTATATCTCCGGGCTTTCCTCCTTGCGCACTGTCGTCGGGGTGCCGCAGGCGAAGTGCTCCACCAGTACGCAGCCGCAGGAGTGTGTGATTTTGATGGAGGTGCCGAGGGTTTCTATTTTCGCACCCTCCTTGGGTACGGCATCACTTTCGATGATGCGCAGTTTATCGAGCGTATCCATTATTTCCCTTGTTCTTCCCTGCACCAAGCGTGACATCGCCTCACGGTGCGCAGTTGGTTGATGATATGCATGAAAAGCTCGCGTGAATAGACGCGATAATGGAACGCAGCCGAATACTCGCACACATTGCCGTGAAAGTCTACGAAGGAGCGGTTCGGGGCAAAGCTGAACAGTGCACCTTGAATTTCCAGTGTGTATTTGTTCTGCCGCAGCCAGTCGAAGAACTCGAAGATGTCCTTCTTTGGGGAGTAGAAAGCGCAGTATTCGTAATGGTTCCCACGCAGGTTGCGCAGCAGGGCAGCCATCTCGTCCCGGTTCCGGCGGTCGTCAGATTCGGACCCCGTTCGTGTGGTGAGGCTCCGGAAGAACCGCTTTTTCCCGTCCACTATGAACGAGTACGGGACGTATGTTACGTCCGACCGGTACCATGCCATGTAGCGCACCTCTGGTGTGTCTTTGACAAGGGCGGGACGGCGATTTGCTTTTGCCGTGTGATCCTGAATCTGACGGAGGAGTTCCTCGCCGGTAAGGCGTATGGAACGCTCCGCCATGAAGAACCTGCCGCCCGAGCGAAAGCAGAACGGGTACAGGTCGCCATAGTAAGGTTCCCCGACGAAGAACCACCCGCTGCCCATACGTGCCGGGGGCAGGCAGTCGAGCAGGTCATAATAACGCTCCTCCGTGATTTCCCTGAAAGGTTTGCAGAGCGAGCGGGCATAGCGTCTCACGAGCAGTGCCATGCGCTCGGGCGACACGGTGGTCAGGTGCGGGTTCCGCTCCCTTTCGCGCAGCTCTTCCAGCGTCTCACCGCCGTAATCGCTGTGCAGATTGTCCGACATTGACGTGAGGCATGCACCGTCGAAGTAACGTGAATCGATGATGTATTTCATGGTTTCACGCTGCCTGGAGGTTGATGTTCAGCACTACTTCCGCCGCCCTTACGGCGTTCACCGTGAGCTGGCGCTGCCATGCCTGATTGCGCGGGGACCATTTGAATGCGTTACGCTTCAAGGTCGTGCGCATTTCGGTATCGGGGATCTTGTCGAAAAGGATTTGCAGACGGTCCTCCTCGAAGTTGTAGACTACCTTTCCGCTCTCAAACGGAACCTCGCGGTTTCCGCGGTTCGCCCGTTCTTGCTGCTTCTCACGCACCTTGCGGGTAAGCTCGGGGAATTTGAAGATGGAGTGTCGCTCCGTGACGACAGGTTTCTTGGCCTTGCCGTTCCATTCACGGATACGGGCGATGGCGTGGTCGATAATCTCCACATTTCCGTGATTGACATACGTGGAGAGCCGCCCGGCGAGGTTGCTGACAAACAGCGCACGGCTGTAACCGCGTACGGTTCCCGAGTCGATGCCGCAGATGGTGGCAGCCGTATCGTCGATGGTGGCTTTGACCTTCTGCCACTCTTCTTCGACGCGCTGCTCCTCGGGCTTGGCGGCTTCGGCGGCTTTGCGTATCGAATCGAGGGCACGCTCGCGCCACTCACGGAATGCAGCAACGCTCTTATTGAGGCTGTTGCAAGCCTTTTCATTACGGGCGGTATTGAACCTTGCAGGTCCCGTAATCATCGCACTGGCGCAACGGCTGTTGGCGGCGATGATCGCCGAGAAATAACGTTTGTAGTTCTCCGTGTAACGTTCTCGTTGCTCCTCAGGCATAGACTGCAAATCCTCGTGCAGTTCCTTTTCGTGCGAGGCGATGTCCGATTCGCCCCGCTCGTCGGGTGAGAAAGAGGAGAGGTTGTAGGAACTGCACGCCTGTTTGAAATATTCTTCCAGATAGCCCGGGTGCGCCACCGCAACAACTTCCCAGTCCTTGAAATCTGCCGGAGAGAGAATCTCTCCCTTGTCCGGATCGCCGATAAGATGGGCATAGCTGCGATAGCCGTATCGCTTTCCCTTGAAATGAAACGCCACCGGTTCGCTTTCCGGGGCGTCTACACGCCGCACCATGGTCACACGGTGGGCATTCTCCCGTGTCAAAAGAGTTGTTTTCATACCTTCTTCTTAATTATTATTTGATTGTTTTTGATTTTTATCGTTGTTTCAGCTGGGCGGCATGGTCCATTACGGAGGCGAACCCCACCTCGATGCCTATTCGGTATCCGCCCTCGATGGTCGATTCCAAATCCGTTTCGTTTTCGATCATGGATTCCGAGTCGTCGTCATAAAGCCTGTACAGGGTAAAGACATCTGCAGCCCATAACTTTCGGGCTTTTTCCGCCGGCACAAGCAGCCACACGAACCCGTCCTCACGGGTTACCTTGACGGTGGCTTCGCCATGACGTAGGGTTCGCTGCTCCTTGATGTCCAACGCCGCCATCCATACGATATACATCAACGCATCGTGGCGGCTTTTTATCTCGGGGGAATCGCACAGGTGGCTGACCGCGTCTTTGAGTACCTGAAAAGAGTCCGCCATGAACTGCTCCATGACATACGGTTTTTCGGCAATGGCAGAACAGGCTTCGTCCGCCCTGCCTGATTCCGGCACAGCCTGAATATCCTCCTCTTCGAGAAAGATTTCACGGTGCAGGTAGTCCAAATAGTAATATGATTTCATACCGGTTATTCTTTGGGGGTGAAAGTGATTCTCGTGTACCCGTCATAACCGAATGCTGCTTTCAGTCCGAAGGCTTCGGCATCGCTGCTGATGCAGCAGATGTCCCAAATCTCCAGCTCTCCGGCACAGGTGATGACGGTATTGTTTTCAGAAATTTGCGGCGACTTGCCTTTCAGCGCGACACCGCCGCAGATACCGCGCAGGATGATGCCGCGCTGGTGGGTGGTGAGTTTCTTCGTTTCCATAGGCTAATCTTTTGCTTTTACCCCGAACATGTTCTCCATCGTACTGGCGAGGGCATCCTTGAAACCGTCGCTGACGCCCCAATATTCAAGCAGCCCGTCACCGATGGCCTGCATCTGTTCGTCGGTGGGCATATCGCCGTCGTACCCGTACTCGTCGAGCAGGGTACGGCTGACGATGACACCTTTTACCTCGTTGATTTTATGTCTCTCTCCCATAACCGTCAATACATTTTTACCCGCAGACCGAGGATGTAGCCGCGGCGTTCGTGACGGGCGTCGCTGACATGAAACCCTGCCCTCTCGATTTTTACTTTCAGGGAGGAGCGAGTATTACAGGGATAAACCAGACGGAACGGGTTTTCCACCGAGGGAGTGTCCACATTCTGTTCAGGGCAGCAGATGACAATGGCATAGCCATAGGCCGCTATTTGGGCGTTTATGCCTTCGAAGAGTTTGTCTTCCATTTCTTTCTCGTTCATATTTTCTTGGGTAATCAGTTAGATATGGCAGTCATAAAAAGAGATCAACGTGTCGTCCGGCAGGGCATTCACTATTTTCCAAACCTTGGCATTCCACTCGTCTTCGGAACATTCGTTGGTCGTGACACCCCACCAGCCCATCTCACCGCGGGCATACCACTCACAGTCTTGGATTACTGCATACGGCACGAATGCCCTGTTGGCGCGTCGTGCGGCATACTCGTCCTCAGTACACTGGAAATCCTCGATCTTAGGTCCGACGATGGGAGCGTCGAACCCCGCGGCATCCCAGATTTTGATGGCTTCCTGCGCGTGATACATCGTCCGTTTCTCCTCGATGGATAGATCAGCATATCTCTTGTCATGCAGCAGCGTGTCCCACATAATCTCAGGGCGTGGTATCGTGCCGCCACATTTCGCGGCAACCTCCCTGTAGCATCGGCGCCCGCGTTCTTCTCCGTTATGGCGTATCGCCTCGAAGTCGATGTCGCCTTTGCGTGCGGCATCCCAGCCCGGCTCGTTGTCGAACACGCCCGGCTCGCCCTTGATACCGCTTGCCGCGCCCTCTTTGAGGCGGATATAGGCACCGCTCCAACGTCCGCCCAGCGCGTACCAGTCCCACTTGGAATTTGGATTGTAGGTCGAAAACTCACGCCAGATGCCGTCCTCGCCCTTGCGCCAGCGGTTGCCGTTCCAGTCTTCGCCGTAACGCTTGTAGCAGCTGTCGAAACTGCGGATACGGGACTTGTGTTCCTTCTTGTAGAAATCCAGCATCCGCTGCTTATCTTCCTCCGACACCTCGCCGGTACAATACTCCTCCACGGATTCGTTCTCATCGAAAGGGGCCAATTGCCCCTCGGGGTCATCGCCGATGACCATTACTGTAAAATGACTCATAATCGATTATATTTTCGTTTGATTATTCCGGGTGGTTTTCTGCTGGAACATTTCCCGCTTTTTTTCCGGCAGCATCTCGCATATCAGGTCGTCAGTGAGCAGTTCCGTCAGTTCGCACAGCCTGCTCATCTGACGCTTAGGGGAGACCCGGTCCGGGAACGTGCGGAATTCCCCCAGCCCGTAACTGTGCCAACAATTTGCACCGGCTGTTTTGTGCCATACAGCGCAGTGCAGTTGCGGAATCACGTTGCCCGTGAAGGTCGGCACGGTGCAACCGTAACCGTTCGTGCGTTCGACGATCTCCTCCTGCCAGTTGATTTTGACCTGCACAGTCATCTCGTCCTCCACGAGCGTGATTGTCTTAGAGAGTCTTTTTTCTCCGAATACCGCGAAATCGTGCCTGTCGAAACGGAATCCGTTCCGGCACATCGCATTGATGGTATCGATCTGTTTATCCGTTATTTTTGCCATACTTCGGCTCCTGTTTATAAAAGCATAGGGGCATTCCGCCCCCATAGTTGTTATTAGTTCGTATTATTTTGCATGGATTTCTCCAAGACTCTATCCGGCATAGATGTACCTGAGTTTGGGAACCCCGTTTTGGAAATTACATATAGACTCTGCATTTCCGGTTGCACCGTTTCAGGCTGTCCGCAGACAGCGGGTAACTGCGGTTCAGGTGGTCGGGGAATCCCTCGCGGAACATCAACTCCGCCGTGGCGTACTCCTTGCACCATCTCCGCCGGCGTCTCCCACGGGTAGGTTTCGGCTCCGGCATCCGCCTTTTCGGGGATTTCGACACACGCCATTTCCCGCCGACAGACACGGCTTCATATTCCCGCTGCAACACGCCGCCATGATACGCCGCCACACTGACAGCGGGGACTCTTCCGAGTTGTCCCGTTGCGGCGAGGCTGTCAAGCGTATCGGTGGCAGCCTTGAAACTGGCAAAGCACCCGTAACTGCGGGTACGTTTTGCGTCAAACACTTCGATCATATTTATTCTGTTTTATTGTTGGCACATTCGTTCTCCGCTTCCCTGCACGGGATAACAGCGGAAGCACGGCAGGCGGTTCCGCTGAACGCCAAGCCGTGCTTAACCGTGTTATGTACAAGGTGGGCACAACGCCTCACGGCGCAAGGAAGTCATATCGGAGGGAATTTTAGAAAAGTGAGGGCATTTCAGGGTACAATCCTGACACAGTGTATATCAATGCCCGAAAGAAAGTGCGCACACGCCCCGCAGTTTATGCAGCCCGTGTGCGCATTACATCGTTACTCGCCGTCGTCTCCGCAGTCTATTCCTGCGGTGATGTTGCAGATCTCCTGCAATGCCGATTCTATCTGCACGAGGTCGTCGATGTCGAACTTCACGGCATCGCTGTCCTTTTCCCACACTTTGCGGGCAATGAATACAGCCTCATGCAGCGAACGCTCGGACTCTTCCAAAGCGGTCTTCAGGTCGTCTGCGGTGTACTCCGCGTCCTGCACGGGCACACCTCCGGCAGCATTTCCCGCCGGAATTTTCTTTTCGCCAATCACGTTACCAAGTCATTCGCCCGAAACGGAAGGGCGCATTTCCGGCATACACCGTATATGCGCCCTTCGTCGGCAGATACGAAAAAGACAGGCAATGAGACCGTTTTACGGCACTATGCCTGCGTGTGTCCGCCCGTCTCCGGCAGATTGTTTACGTTGTTCGTGGCGTTATGCCGCCTCTTTTACCGTTTCCGGCATAGCGGACGCCGTTGCCTCGCCTTCAGCCTTGCCCGTTGCCTTGCCGCCGTTTTTCTTGGCGGTCTTTTCGGCTTTCTCGAGGCTGGCGAGGTTCGGGGCGAAGTTCATCGCGTTGCGGATTGCCTTTGCCGCCGCGTGGATTGTCTTGGCAAAGTCACGGTTAGACTTCTCGAGGTCTACTTTGGTCGGCACAAGACCGATACGCGCCCACACGCTGTCCGTCAGGTCGTAGTGCTTGATACGGTTGTTCGACTTGTCGCAGATGATGATTTCCGCCGGAGTTGTCGCACGGAATTTCGAGCGGATACCGTCGGCATCGGCACGCAGTTTCTTCTCCTCCGCAATGGTGTGCCAAATAGTTGCGGTCATGTTTTTAAGCACACGGAAAATCTCGTCGTCCGACTTGTCGGCAGGCTCGAAGTCCGCACCGAAAAAGTGCTGTGCCGTCTGCACGAGTTCACCGTCCTTGTTGGTAGAGTTGTAAACCAACATGATACCTGCAAACGCACTGAGGTTTGCATACTGTTCCTTGTTCAATTTAGAAGTTGCCATAATGATTTGAATTAAACAATTACTGCGCAAAATCACGCATTGCGGGCACTCGGGGAATCGAACCCCGAACTCTGCACCGTAGCGCAAAGTGTGGCATTTCCTGCCACGTACCCAAAATTCGCCGTGCATTTCACCCTGCACGGCAAATTTTTTCGTAACTTTGTCGCACCTTATAACGTACCCCATAGCAGGCTATCCGAATGAGCGTAATTATGGCATATCGTGATTTTGCACACTTTCTGCTCTCCCGTGTCTTGGCTCTGCGCCTGCGTACTCCAATTTCGGCAGGGCGTTTCTCTGGCACGTCCCGAACCTTTTCCAGTTCGGCAGCAAACTTGCGAGCGGTTACGGCTGGTGATTATGTGCATAACATTGGCATACACTTTTCTCAAGTTTCCGTGCGGATAGTTTTTACCGTATAGCGATTTTTATCTCCGAGCGCACAAGGGCGCATTTATGGCATTATTCTATCGCCTCTCTTTTCCATACGACTCTCGCACTCCCAAATTTGCGTGCTTTGCGTATGCGGTCTAAAAACACGTTTTTAGCCGTTCCGACTTGCTACATTGGTTTGTAGTTCCGCTCGGTGTGGTTATTTAACACCCTATTTAAGCGTTCCGAAACGCACGGACGAATTTTTGATTTTCCAAGCCTCAAAAATAGGTTTCCCACAAAAAGGGCTTTTTGTTTCTCGCTCTCGGCGGTCTGTCTTTTCTGTTTCTTAAATCTGTTTTTTACTGTTTATTTTTTCATTCGTTTTTCTCCGTACTTGGTTGCCGTTTGTTTGGCTTTCGAGTACACTGCATTATAAAACCGTTTTTCCAATCTCCAAAATTTTCAGCAAAAAAATTTTTGTGTCGCTCTTAAAAACTCGATTTTCCAAATATGGTACGCCCGCGCGCGAGGCAGGTTTATAAATAATTGATTTATAGTAATTTACAAAAAGACGAAAAAATTTTTTCTTTTGCAAAAATCGAAAAAAGCCCGTTTCAACGAATATAACAAAGTGAAAGTTTTTATAAATAACTGTTTTATAGTGTTTTATATCGTAATGTAATAGTATAAAAGTGCGTTTTACGGAAAAACATATTTTTTTTGCTTCCAATTTGTAAGTATAGACACGACGAAATACCGTTTTAGGTTTACTTTTATACAAAGTAAACATTATAATATATTGATATTCAATGATGTAATAAAATTAAAAAGATTGGGAAGGGTGTCCTCGCCGGTGCGGATTCGGTCTCTGTCCTCGGGCCGTTTTTCCAAGTCCGACTTCTGAAAACGGCTCAGAATGTCCTTCCGGCCTTGAAACTGTAAGCGGGAGGCGAAATATATATGGGGTTACAGGTCTGTCTTGTCGGTTATTCTCTTGTCCTGCCTGCGTCTGACGGTTTTCGGATATATACAGACTTTCCACCGTTTTCCCCGGCCCCCTATTTTCGAGGGGCGCTTTCATGCGGGCATTTATATACAGATTTCCGGTACGGTTCCACAATCCGGAAAGCAATGCGATCTCAGATGACTGTTTTTGCGGTGTGCGGCTGTGTATCAGGACGTAGTGTAATGAGGTCAGATTATGCCGATGATACATAAATCTGTATCTTAGCGTACTATCCAATATACAGGCTATTTATACATAGGCAATATCTGACTTATTTGCGCGGTTTTTGCTTATTTATATTAAAAACCGGAGTTTTGGTTGCCGCATGCCCGGTTCTTTGATGAATAATATATATATTTGTGGAATCATCCCGTTTATATACATACTATATGAGGAGCGGGAAACCCGATATGGAATCAAAAATAGAGAAACAGACAGAATCCTGTAAGGCAGATACACCTTTGCACGATAAGATCCGGAAGGGCGGAGCCATTGTAAACCGCATGACATCGGAGATCGGTGTCGTGGGCAATATTGCAGACGGTTGTGCGGCCGTACCGGTGCGGCGTACCGCAGAGGGGACGTTGTGCGATGAAGAGGTGGTGATGCTTCTGAAAGACTGCCGTCCGGCCGTATCGGCAGAGAAAAGAGAGCTACAACGCCTGTTGAACGAGCACCGCCTGCTGTGGGACATGCGCCGTTGCCGTCTGCGGAGGAATGACTATGTGCCGCAGGAGGGTGCACGCGTGCAGCTCAGCACGCTTGGCGAGGAGGTCGTCATCGGCGTTTTCAGGAAGATAGACGCCGAGGGGCGTGTGGTCATGTACTGCATGATGCGCCCCGGGGAACGCCCCTTGTATTCGGCACATGAGATGGCCGGTGCCGCCTCCGACGTTCAGATTCAGCCCGTCGGCTCCACGGCCCGCATGAAGCTGGACCGGGCGCTTGCCGCCGAGGGGGTCATCTGGAACGGACATCTGCGCAGCGTGGAGATAGCGGGGAGCCGCCTGCTGCGGGAACAGGTATACTACTACCTGAACGAGTTCTTCGAGATCTGCGAAGTCCGGGATGCCTATAAGCCCAGAGACCGCAAGCGTATGGCGGCGGGGAATTATTTCGCCACGCGCGAGGCGGCAGAGAGCGTGCTGGAATGCCTCACGTCGATCTTACGCATGCGGCACAAAGCGGCAGCAGAAATCCGGGATATCGGCAAAAGCGGTATGGGCAGAGGTTGTAAAAGGAAATAATGAGGCTTCTTTTTTAATTTCTGGGAAGAAAGGTGTTTGTGGTGTAGTTGTTTCGAGCAACATGAGTGTCATCTTTCCCAGATAAACGAAAACTTCGACGGACGGCGCATGCCGTCCGCTATGCTTGTTTCTTTTTTGGTATCTTTTTTCTTTGCTGCCAAAGAAAAAAGTACATAATAGTTCTGTTTTATGATCTTTATACTATAGTTCTTATATTACTTGTATTTTTGTACAAGCCTGTGGACAGGCTGTTTGTACATCCGTACACGTTTTCTGCACAATTGTACGCGGCAAGGTGTATTTCACGGTCGAAACTTACTGAAAAGCGGTGAACGGGCTTGCCTGAGAGTGATCAATCAACTTTACCAGAATATGCAGCTTTCAAATTTGCTTATTACTGCGAAATAAAAAGCCACTGAGTAGTCAGTGGCTTTTCTTATCCTGTCTCGGGTGGTTACCGCCCCTCCTTCAACCTGCGAATCTCGTCATCGGTTACGGACATCACCTGCAGTCCCCGCTTTTCGAACATTTCGTCGCAGAACGCATGCAACCTTACGAAATCGTTCGTGCCCGAAACGATCCCGACCAGTTTGCGATATGCCGCCATATCCCAGACGTAGTCGTACTTGCTGTCGACGGGTACTCTTTCCAGCAGTCCCATACGGGTTGTCTTGCTCACGCAACGCTCGAATATGCGCCGTCCCATACCTGTTGCCTCCAAATGTTTTTTCAGTCCGTAGACAGTGACATAACCCCGATTCCTGCGTTCGGCAAGATCGGCCATATACGCCATGAAGATGGCTTCATACATGCCGAATCCTATGGTAAGGCCCTTGTAGACCTGATAGAAGTAAGCCTGTTCCTTTTTCATTTTTTCTCCTCCTTTGCATTTTCTTGTTTGACATCCTCCGTCTCTTCCCGTATCGCCTCGTTGAGATAGCAATGCCGGATTTTCCGGTTGATCATCGGTTTGTAGACGGTGTACCCCAGTTTCTTGGCATAGCGTCCCACGGTTACCCGGTTCGCCACCTTGCCCGTGTTCTCGACCAGATGCGCTGCCATCTCGTCGAAAGTCATTCTTTTCTTCAATTTCATACTGTCTCTATCAAATGGTTCTTTGGAAAAGGTTAGCGCCACCTGGTACGAATTGTTTGCAACCAGTATGAATTAAGACAGAGTCGGAAGGCAAACGGTCTGCGAGGAACTAACGGGTTAATACTATTATAATGCATTTGCCCTCCGGCTCCTTTCTTATTCCGCCATCAGACGGACAATCTCATCGATAAACGCTGCGTTCCTTTTGTCCAGCCACTCCCGGGCGACGTTCCATGAGAGCGAGTGTCCGAACTTGAAGTTCTCTCTGGTGATGGTGTGGTACGAAAGCCTGCCTTCTGTCGGTTTCAGACCGGCGTCATGCAGCTCGCACAGCCCGTTCCGGAAAAAGGTGCAATACCCGTCCGCCTGCCGGGCCTGAACCATCGGCACCGCGTACGGGAGACGCCCCAGCACCAGTCCCACGCCCCACAGTGTGGGCGAGAGCCTTTCTTTGTAGCCGGCTTTCAGAATGCGCAGGATATCCTCGGGCGTACCGAGGCATGGCGTGCGGCATTGCGCCCTGCATGCGGCGCACCGGCACTCCACCACCTTGCGCCCTGTTTTTCGGATTATGCGTTGTAAAGCTGTCTCCATACTCAACGGTATTCAGGGTGTCTTTCCCTCCACAGTTCGATGATACATTCGCGGCCGACCGGAGTCCAGCGTTTTCGGGAGCCGAAGGTGAAGACCTCGCCCCGGTCGTTCTCCCACGTATAAGGGACATCGCATTGCCAGGAGCGGTAGGCGGCCAGCACGACCCACTGCTGCTTGCTGTACATGCAGACACCCTCCTCTTGAAGAAAGCGGTGCAGGTCGCGTGGCGTGGTGTTGAGTTCGTCGGCGATGCGCGTACTCTTGAACCATTCTCGGTTTTCGACGAACTCGTCATAAAAGGCGGCTTTGGGGGCAAATTCCCGTACCACGCCGCGCAGTTCGTCGATCTGTGAAAGGGCGCCGTCCATGTCTGTCGGAACCGGACGGGTCAAGCACGGCAGCTCGGCATGCACGGCTTCGCCATGCGATGCTTTACGGCGGGCGTGTCCGGTCGTCAATATTCCGATTTTTTCCTCGCACCATTCAACCAATCCCGTATCGGGTGCTATCCAGCGTGCCAGCGGTACGAGCAGCGGCGACTCTATCCACGTGGCACCGTTGCCCCGTCCCCTTGTGGTGAAAAGCTGGAACTCGTAACGGTCCGTCTGTCCGGTGCGTGCCAGCTCGCGCCGCAGGTGGTCGGTGGCGGCTATGCGGAGCCACTCGGACGGAATCTTGCCGTAATGCATCGTGATCTGCGTGGCATTGACCATCAGTTTGTCGCCGATACGGCGGAATGTCACGGGAAAATCCTCCGCGAAATGACAGACGCTGTCCACCGATCGCTGCGAATGCAGGTTCCCGGCCTCCAGTTCGAACAGCTGGTTGCCCCAAGCCTCCAGGTCATCGAACAGATCGCGGGGTAAAATACTCTCCTTCCGTACAGCCTGCAGGAGCCGTCTCATATCGGAGGGGCGGAATACCCACAGCTCACGTCCGCCCTTGCGCAGCGGCATACGGATGGCCGACGGGCATATCTCCGCAATGCCACCTTTCTTGACCAGTTCATCCCGTTTGAGGATGCCGCACACGTCATCCGCCGAGATGTGCAGCATCCCGTCATGGTTCCGCGCCACACGGATGGTCGTGTCACGGAACGGTACATTTCTGTTTTCCTTCATATTCATCTCTTTTCTTGTTCATTATCGTTTTTCTTCTTCTCACGCGCCTCCCGTTTGTGCGCCATCTGCCGTACCGAGTAGTAAGTACGTTTCTCCCCGCACAGTGCGTCGTACTCCTGCAGCTGCAGGTTGTCGAGATCGTCCAGCCCCACCTCGACATTCGGGTGCAGGTGCCGGAAATACAGCCCGCCGCTGCAGACATACTTGCCCGTACAGCAGAATGAGATTGCCTGTAAGTTACCTTTCGTCAGTTCCGCCGCGCTATGGAGCGAGCGAATGACAGCGACGAGGACCTGTGCCCCGTTGAAGACGAGTACCGTCTTCGGCCGCTTAAAATTGCTTCGTCTCATAATTCTTAAAAATTTCAGTTAATTCCTCGCGCGTAAATCTAAGGCTGGCAGCTTTTGCCAGCCACGTGTCCGAAACAGATAGGCCGTCGAGCAGCATCTCCGAGAGGCGTTCGAGCATGTAGGCACCGAAAGCGGGGTCGATGTAGACGACGAACAGCAGAGCCAGACATTCATCAATTAACAAGTGCCCCGACGCTTCATCGCGGACGACAAGGTTTTCCGTGTCTATTCCGTATATTCCGGAGAGTGCCGCGATCCAATGGTGGAAAGCGACACGGAACTCCCGGACATTGTGCCGCCGCCCGTCACCCCGGCTGAGGATGAAATGCGTGGCATCGAAATAGTACGGTCCGCCTCCGTCCGGCGATGTTCCGAAAAGCAGGTCGGGAAATTCCTTGTACCGGACCAGCCGGCAAGGAATCGAAACGTTTTTCATTTTCTGTTCTCTTCCATATTGCAAGTTGTTAAAAATTGAATGCAAATATATATATTCCAGTTATAAAGATAGTAATAAAGTGGCATATATTTTCAGATTTAGACTAAATTATTTACGTTGATTATTAGCGAATTAGCACACAAAAAGGAGGTAAAATCTGTATATTTGAATGCAACTTTCCAGTCTGAATTTCAAACCCTAAAATCCGCCTGTCCCATATATTTTTTTTATGGCAAAACCTTCGTCGGGAAATGCCGCTACTCTTTAGGTAAAAGTAATGGCAAATGACGACATCCGATAATTCATTCAACGGCTTTCTTCTGGAAAGTATCTTCCGAACCTCGAAGAAGACCATACAGGAATATGTCCGCGAGATCGAGCGCGACAACCGCTACCGCTCCTCGCGGCAGGATGTGATGCTCGGATGTATCCTCGACGACCGGGCGCGGCTCATCGATCTGTACGATGCCTGCATCCAGCAGGACGCGCATATCCGTGCCGTCATCGAGACCCTCGAAAGCCAGATTCTCGGGGACCGTTACATGCTGGCCCGTGTGAACGATAAGGGCAAGTACATCAAGGACGTGGCGCAGACCCAGAAGATTCAGGGTTCGCAGTTCGACAAGATCATCAAGGGCATCGTGGAGTCCAAGCTCTACGGGTACACGCTACTGGAAATCATGCCTGACATAGACCCGAAAACGGGTAAGATAGCCGAGGTGAACAGTATCGAGCGCCGCAATGTGCTGGCCGACCAACGTATCGTTCTCAAACGCCAGGGGATCTGGGAACCACACTGGGATTTGCGGCATGCGACCTACGCGCGGAACTACATTCTCATCAATTCCGGGGATCTGGGACTCTTCTCGGCTACGACACCGCTCATTCTGGCAAAGAAATTCACGGTCGCCAACTACGTGAACTTCAGCCATACTTACGGGCAGCCCATCATCCACGGCAAGACCGTCTCGGAGAGCAACGCCGACCGCAAACGGCTGGCGAACGAAATCGCCAACGCCGCGCAGAACAAAGTGGTCGTAACGGGCATTGAGGACGAGGTGGATATCAAGACTTTCACGATGTCCAACTCGGAGAAGATTTATACCGGACTTATCGATTTCGTGAACAAGGAGGTCTCGAATCTCGTGCTGGGAAGCGAGTCGATGGCCGGCGGCATGCAATCCTACGTGGGTTCTACCAAGGCGCATCAGGACATCTTCCGCGACCGCATCGAGGTTTACCGCCGCTACATCGAGAACGTGATGAACGAACAGGTGCTTCCCCGGCTGGTAGCCATGGGCTATGTCCCCTCCGGACTTGAGTTCCGGTACTCCAACCGTATCGAGATGAGCAACGAGGACCGCATCAAGCTCTACTCGCTCATCACGGACAAATACGAGGTGGCGGCCGACGAGATCGAGAAGGAGTTCGGCATCAACGTCGGCAGGCAGCTCAATGTCATACCGGAGGGTGTTTACGGCGGCTCCGGAGGCGTGTCGGTCGGTGATAGCAGCAACGACCGGCACATCATGTCCGACGAGGAGTATTACCGGCGTTACGGGCATCCGAGAGGTGTGAAGGTCGCAAATTTTCTGCGGGGAGCGAAGTGACAGCCCGGCTTCCGCTCCCGGACATCATGGCAGTCGGGGCTGAAAAGAGTGATACGCAAAAGCAGTATGAGGTGATTCGGGAGGCGTTCCGCCGGCTGATATTTAATTGGGAGAATGAGGCCGAGCGCAGGGACATCATCGGGGATATCATCACTCTGAGGGCCTCGTTTCTTATAGACAGGGCCTTGACCGGATTGCGGCTGGACTTCGACCGTGCACTGGATATTCTGCGCGGTCATAACGAGTTCACTACGGAGAGAGAGCGTCAGCAACGGGACATCCTTGTTGCCGCTATCGACAACCTCGTGGATTTCGCCGCGGCTGAAGAGTACGCACTGCTGGAAGAGCTGCCCGACGAGCCGCACACGGAGGATATCGCCGCGTATGAATCCCTGTGCGAACGCTACAACCTGACTTATGCCGCCGAAGAAAACGGACAGGTGCTGTTCGCGGCATCGGTGGCGGCGTGGTGGCTGATCATAGACGCCGAAACTGTCGTGACCTATATGACGCAGGGCGATGAACGCGTACGGGCGTGGCACCTGTCGCTCGAAGGACTGTCGTACCGCAAGTCGGAATTCCCGCCGGAGCTGATCCCGCCCATCGAGTGGGGTTGCCGCTGTTTCCTTGTCGCGAATGGATTTGCATCGGTACAATCATCATTATCCTACAAGAAATGTATAGAAAAGGTCGATCCGGTCTTTCGTGAAAGTTTGGCAACGGGCGGCAAGATCTTCTCTCCGGCGCATGCCTATTTTTCCCGGCAGCGGCCGGAATATATACGACAAATCATAAAACGTATAAAAGAAAAGTTCGGTTATGCCCAAGATAACGCTCGATGAATTCTGTGCCCATTGGGTAAGCGGGAAATGGACGACTGCAATGGCCAGCCGGCTGGAGAACAACGCCTTCAACTTTGCCACTGTTGCCGGGGAGTATGCCAAGCGGCAGTTTCAGGCATCCTTTTCTTCCGGCGGTTTCTGCGGCGGAGAAAAATGGGCGCCGCGCACCTCCCGCTGGGGCAGGAAGTTCACGCATCCGGTGATGAACGACACGGGTGCGCTGGCCGCCGGCATAAAGGGGGAAGCCAAGCGGGTCGATATCGTCGGGCGTCGGAGCAACAATACCCGTATCTTCCGTAAAGGCGCATATTACTGGATATACACGACAGAGCAGAGCGTGCCTCAAAAAGGCAAACGCGGCAGGAAGACGGACCGTTACAAGAACTATGCGGCGGTACATAATACAGACCCGAAATTCGGTCTTTACACCGTAAACCAGTATTCGTCGCGGCGGCCCGTTCACCGGCAGTTCATCGGTTTCTCCCCGAAGATAGAGGACCATATCGCCTTGCATTTTGTCGATATGATATTCGAAGGATTCCCCAAATGATAAAGGACAAATACCCTCCCAAGGAGGATGCCGTACCGGAGCATATACCTACATTTTCTGTGGGGACCGAACCCGAAGAGGTTGCGGAGAACCCCTTCGTGAACATGTATCAAGCGGTAAGACGGGCTATCCTGACCATCCGGGAGAATCCGGACGATCCGTCGTCTCCCGCGTTCTTCAGGACCATTGCCATAGACAACGGGCAGTTCGCCCGCATTGTCCGTAACGAGAACACGGAGTACGAGACAGCCTTTCCTGCCGTGTTCATCCACTTCGTCAATGTCCGCTACCTGGTGCAGCAACAGCGTATCGGCGAGGGACGTGCTACAATGCGTGTAAGGTTCATTCTCGACACGCTCAACAACTCCGACCCGGAGCGCGAGTGCGACCCGTTCATCGTCTTCCAGCGCCTGAACACCGCCATACAGGATGCCAAGGACCGGGAGCCGGCGCTCAACGAGCGGTGCAACCTCACTTATTTCGATATGCCGCAGACGACCAACATGCTGCAAGCCTACTGGATAGACTACGAGGTATGGTTCCGCGAGACGTCGGCATGGAAATACCGGAACTGGGTGGAGCGTTACCTCGTGATGCCGCCCTTCACGCAGCATGCCGATGCGCCGGAGCATGATACGGCGGGGCACGGACACCATCCCGACCCGACATACGACGCGGCGACAGGGTTCAGACCATCGGTGGAGGTGGATGAACCTGAAAACGGCGGGAATGATACCGGAGCAGGAGAAGAGTATGAGGAATAGAAGCCCCGTCCGAAAAAATCACGGATACGGTAAACCTTTGTAACGGAAGTCTCCTACGCTATGTATAAGACATAAATCAGTGAAGAGATGAAAGACTCAGGAACAGGAGACAACGCGTTGGTGAAGGTATTCGAGTACGGGAATACCCCCGTAAACTTCCGCATGGAGGATGGTGTAGTGATGGTGAATGCCACGGCGATGGCCCGGCATTTCGGGAAGAGACCGGTGGATTATTTGCGGCTGCCCTCCACCGTGGAGCTGCTCGGGGCAATTGTGAGAAAATCCCACATTTGTGAGCAGAAGCTGGTTATGACGGCAAAAGGCAGTCCAGAATATGGCGGAGGAACCTGGATGCATGAGGACGTCGCCATCGACTTCGCCCAATGGTTGAGTGTCGATTTCCGCCTGTGGGTGAACGACCGCATCAGGGAACTGCTGCGGTACGGCATGAGCGTGACACCCGAAGTCGTGGAACATGCCGCCGACGACCCGCGGTTCGTTCTGGGTGTCGTGGACCGTCTGCGTGAGGGTTACGCGGAAGGCATCCGGCTGCGGGAAGAGAACGACCGCCTGCTCGACACGTTGGAGGTACAGGCCCACAAGGTGGAGTTCTACGACAAGGTGCACCGCTGCCGCCGGGAGCGGGAGAACAGGCGCATTTACCGCATCTCCCAGATTGCCGCGGAACTCGGCATGACGGGAGCCGAGCTCAACAGCATACTGGAAGAGAAAGGCGTGCAGCGAAGGTGCGGACACATCTGGGTTCCCACGCGGGCATACGACGGCAAGGGCTACACTTGCAAGAGGACGTTCCGCAACGGCTTCGACGAAGACGGGGAGCCGGTCTTCTGCACCTTCACTGTATGGACGTCCAAAGGACGGGAGCTCATCCTGAGCCTGTTCGAATGACGGGGAGGCGGCAGGATAGAAAATCTATCACGACGGGAGGCAGATACCTCCCGTCCTTTGTTTTCAACCTTTTGCATTTTCTTCCGCTACTCTTATTCAAAAAATTGTTCCACATGGACATAAATACGCTTCAATATGTCGTCGGTGAGGCAAAGACGGGAGAACCTGCCGCCATCCGCTTCTTCGGGCGCGTGACGGAGGAGAGCACGGCCCGTTTCAATGAGGAGTTCGACTTCCTGGAAAATGTCATCCGTCCTTCGTGTATCCGCGTGCTTATCAACTCCGAGGGCGGCAGCGTGCTCTACGGTATGTCCACCTATTCGACCATTGCGGGTGCCAAGGTCGATACGGAGTGCATCATCGAGGGGGTCGCGGCGTCGATGGCCTCGATCATCTGGGCGGCCGGGCGCCGCTCGCTCATGCGCGACTACGCCATCCTGATGATCCACAATCCGATGTTGCCGGGCGAGGACCCGGAAGACGGGGCTTCCGATATGGTACAGGCATTCACCAGACAGATAGAAACCATTTACCGCAAGCGCTTCGGACTCAAAGCCGAACATATCCGTGCCATCATGGACGGGGAGGCGGGCAAGGACGGGACCTATTTCGATGCCCAGACGGCCGTCAGGGCGGGGATCATCCCAGCGGAGAATGTCATACGCACCTCGAAGCAGTTGCGCGAGAAGGTTCGGGACGAGGTCGCCTCAATGACCGACACTGCCGCCATTCAGGAGCTGATGAGCCGGGTCTCGGCGGAAAATAAACTTTTTGAAATGACAGAGGCTACTCTTAATCAAACGGAAAACGATATGGCAAACGAAAACAAGACACAAGGTTTCGAGTACGGTGCGATTGCCGCCTCGCTCGGCATGAAGGATAAGGAAGTCAAGGACGTCATGGCCCGCATCTCGGAATTGGCGGCGCTGGAACCCAAGTATAAGGAGCTGGAGAAATCGCTCAGCGACGCCCAGACGGTCATTGCCGGCAAGGAGGCCGCGATACAGAACCTCCAGAAAGACCTTTCGGCAGCCACGGCGCAGCTTTCCGTTTACCGAAAGAGGGAGCAGGAGGAGCAGACCTCCCGCATCGAGACGCTCGTCGAGAATGCCATCACCGAAGGTAAGATCGACCGTGAGTCGAAAGTCCAGTGGGTCGAGATGGCGACCTCGAACTTCTCTCTTGCCGAGAGCACGCTCTCCTCCATTCCCGCGCGGGAGAAGATCTCGCAGGCCATCGCCTCCGACACGAAGAACGTGCAGGCGGCAGCCGAGGCGGCCAAGACTGCCGAGCAGCTGATGGCCGAGAAGGTCACGGAGGTCGTGGGTAAGAACTTCGAGTTCCGCAAGCTCGGATAGCATATCCTTCCGGGGACATCCCGAATTTTATAAACTGACATGCCGGAGACCGTGTGTCTCGTGCGGAAGACAGTCCGCCCGTCGGCTGAGATTCATTGCAAAACAAGTAAACTCATTCGACAATGGCAGATACTGTAAACTTTCTTCAGAACGGTTATTCCGGCGAGGTGCTGGAAGACCTTCTGACCTATACCGTTCAGGGCAACGACACGGTGCGCGAGGGTCTTATCCACATCAAGACGGGTATCCAGCACCGCTACACGCTTCCGGCCATCAAGCTGGGGAACGTCATCCAGGACAACGTTCCGACCCCGCAGCCTATCCACGGCGCCAAGGGGGACGAAGGGTTCAACGAGTACCAGCTCACGGAGCGTTACCTCGAACCCTCGGACTTCATGATTTACGTGGAGTTCAACCCCCGCGACTACGAGAAATACTGGAAGTTCGCGCAGCCCGAGGGCAACCTCGTCTTCCGCGAGCTCGACCCGAAGATTCAGGCCACGATGCTGCGCCTGCTGATCGAGAAGAAGAACGAGTATATCGGCAACGCTATCTGGACGGCGGCAAAGGGTGGCGAGACGGTGGCCAAGATTACGGAACCCACAGGTTGCACGAAGATCGGTGCCAACCGTGAGAAGTATTTTGACGGCGTGATCAAGCGAATCATCGATAACGTGAACGCCACGGACGCAGAGATCATTGCCGGCGGTCAGTGCGTGGTCTCGGGCACCACCGAACTGACGGACGGTGCGGCGGTCGAGGCGGCCCTCTACGCCATGTGGAAGAAGTGCTCCAAACAGATCCGCAAGAAGAGCTCGCTGGTCTTCATCGTCGGCTGGGACGCGTGGGACGCCTACGACCAGTACATCTCGGACAAGCAGGTCAAGTACTCGGAGAATACCGAGGTGAACAAGTACCGCTTTAAGGGCAAGCGCGTCCTCCCCATCGTGGGTATTCCCGAGCATACGATGGTGCTGGGCGAGTTCTCCACGGGCATGGACTCGAACCTCTGGATGGGCGTGGATTATGCCAACGACACGGATGTCCTGAAAATCGATCGTCTGCAGGCCAACTCCGAGCTCTTCTTTTTTCAGATGCGCATGAAGATGGACGTGAACATCGTCCGCCCTGGCGAAATCGTCGTACATACCGCCTACAAGAAAACCGTATAACCCGATATTTCCACCTTTCATCTGATTTGAATGTCTCACCCGGGGAGCGGAGTCGAAACCCCGCTCCCCAAATTTTTTCCGACAACGATGGCAAAGAAAATCAATACGGAGGAGAAGCCTCTGACAGAAACCGATGATACCCTGCGAGATGAAGCAACCGCTGCGGCCGATATACCCGATGAAACTGGCGCCGTACACTCCGAAGCGGCGTCGAATCGGTCCGGGACGAAGACCCCGTCAAAGCCGGAGAAACCGGCGGAAGAGAATCATACGGGAGCGCAGACACGGGACGCTCATGTGCTCGACCTGCTGAAAAAGTTCCCGTCCTATCCCTCGCTGTACATCGACGCGCATGGCGGAACTTTCTCTCCGGACACGCCGGCCGCCATTCGGGGCGAGGCGGTGCTGTACGAAAATCCCTTTTACAACGAACTTAAAAACAAATCATAGCCTATGGCACTCGGAAATGTATTTATCAGGGACGTGGACGGCAATATCCCGTACGACACCGGCTCCTCGGGCGAGAAGGTGACGGGACTGCTGTTCGACGTGTCGTTGCAGCCGGAACTCTTTACCGAAGGTTACGGCAAGACGAACGAGTCGAAACTCAGGCTGGGCGATGTGTGTTACATCACCTCCTTCAAGTCCGCCGTCAGCGATTTCGGCATCATCGAGCGTGTGGAGGCAACCGAAGAGGAAGAGGCAACCGTGAACTTCCTGCACGGCATTCCGGCTTACCATATCCGCGAGTTCTTCCGCATGTCGGGTAACGTGAACGGCACGGGGAAACTCTACGTGATGTTTGCCGACTGTTCCGCCACGTGGAATGCGATCGAAGTGATGCAGCGGGCCGCCGGAGGCATGATCTCGCAACTCGGTATCTGGACCGAGCAGCCGCTGTGGAAAGCGGGCGGTGCAGCGGAAAAATACGGTCTGAATCTCGTAAAAGGGCTGAACGATGTCGCCGTTTCTCTGGCGGAACAGAACCAGCCCTTGTCGCTCGTCCTCTCGGCCAATCCCTCCAATACGGGATCGGACACGACCGAGGGTCGTCAGATCGACCTGAACCGCATTCCCTCGTGCATCTGC